GAGTTAAGGGGCTATATATGACAGACGAAGAATATGTTAGTTTATTAAAACAGCGTGGAAATTCACGTTTATTAGAACATCAAAGTTTTATTAATTTTACAGGTACAACATTGACTAGTAATACATCTTATACATATGGTAAAGATTATAATATAGGGGATTTTGTATCAGTAATTGACAGACAATTAGGTGTAATATTTAATTTGCAAATTACAGGAATTACAAAAAGTTTGACTAGTGACGGAGAAGAAAAGTTTGATTTGCAGTTTGGTACTGAAAAAATTACAGTGCAACAGCTAGTAAAAAGGAGAAATATATAATGGCGGAAACAAGTGGTTTTTTTGACGCTGAATGGGACGATACTTTATTGGCTTATGACGGGTCACAAGGCGATTATGATAGAAGATATTTAGCCTCACAATGGGCGGAATATTTTAATAAATTTATTTGTAATGGTGTTTATGGAAATCCGACAAATCAATGCAGGGTTAGACCAGGTAGTGGTTTGTCAGTTATAGTAAGTTCAGGTAATGCTTTTATAAATGGTTATTGGTACACAAATGATGAGGATTTAACATTGACAATTCCTACAAATAATAGTGGAAGCAGTAGGACTGATAGTGTAAGATTGCGTTTTGATGATACGAAGCGAACTATAACGGCGCAAGTTTTTAGTGGTGATGTGGATAATGTCAGAAATGATATTTATTATGATTTAAAGATAGCCGAAATAATTGTTAAAAGCGGTGATATTGAAATTAGTGCAAGTAATATAACAGATACAAGGACAGATGAAAATGTATGTGGTTTTGTAACAGGTCTTTTGGAAGTGCAAACAACAAAAGATTTATTTGCGCAATATCAGGCTATTTTTGATGAATGGTTTGACGAAACAAAAGGTCAGCTATCAGGAGATTTGGCGATAAAAATTCAGACCGAATTTGAACAAATAAATACAGACATACAGCAATATCATACTGATACAGAAAATGCTTTTGATACAATAGAAAATGACATTAAAACATATCAAACAAACACCGAAACTAAAATTGATGAGTATCAAACTAATGTAACAAATACAGTTAATGAATATAAGACACAGGTGGACAATTCAGAGTCAGAATACAAAACACAAGTGTCTGAAATTGCCAACAATGCTTATAATAAAATTAATGACTTTGTTGATGATGATTATGTTATCGCACAACAGAAATTAACTTTTACTGATAAAGTATGCACAATTACAGATAGCAAGATAACCGCAGACACTTTAGTAGATGTTTATTTTACTAAGGACACAATAAAAGAAGCGACAAAAAGTATTATATATGCTGATACAGAAGAAGGTAAAATTATATTAACGGCAGACAGACAGCCAGAGTCGGATATTTATGCAACAATAAGAGTGAGGGTGAGGTAAATGAGGGGCAGGACAAATGCAAATGTCGGTATTGAATTAAATGGCGCAATACAAGAATATGAGGTTGCAAGTGGTGAAACAATTGAAGCAGGTGATTTTGTAGAATTGACAAATGATAATAGAAGTGGTATTTATCAGTATATAGGAAACAGTACTAATAATTGGAACAGGATATATAATAATGTTAGTTGTTTTGAAATGAGTAGCAATTTATATGTTGTTATGAGTATGTCTGATTATTGGAAGATATATTTGATTGATATTTCAAACGGCTTTGTTGTTTTAGATACTTATATCACAGATGTTGTATATAATGATAATTATATTGAATATGGTGTAACATTAGGTCAAGCTTGCAAAATATCTGACACACGTTTTGCAGTTAGTTTGTTAAGTCAATTGAAAGCAGTAGGAGCCTCTAATTTATATTTATTTGCAGTTGAAAATAATAAATTAGTATTAAAAAATACACTTGATATATCACATGGGGGGACGGTTGCGACATATAATTCACAATTATTAGTGATTGGTATTAGTTTGGAAAATACAAAGTCTTATTTATATTATTATACTGTTAATTATACAAGTGACAAGCTATCTGTTGATAAAAGCGGAAGTTTTACCTCCTCACAAGTAAATAGTTTGGCGTGTATGAACACTAGTGGAAAATATTGTTATATTGTTTGTTTAACGCTAACTAAGATTAATGATGGTTTTTATATGTTAGAAAGCTTAGAAAGTCCAGAAGCTTCGGGTTATAGAGGATTTTGGAAATTTATTATTTCAAATGGTTCTTTTCCTAGTGATATAACAGAAGTGTATTCGAATAGTGCTTCTTCTACAGCAAAAATAAAAAGTGGCAGTATTTCAATGTTTGATGATTGGAATTTTTATATAGGGGGTTCGTACAGCCCTAGTTCGACAAATTATACTACTCCTTATGTGTATTCTATTTCAGGTACTGATGTTACAGGCTTTTTTAATTTAGGGTCAGTAATATATTTTTATTACGCTCAAGCGGCTTATTATATGTTTTTTAAAGTGTCGTATAATAAATATTTAGCTTTTTGTATTGTGAAAAGTGGTGGGAGTTATAATGAAAAGGATTGTTTATGTTTGTTTGAGTATGTTTCATCAACTAAGACTTTTAATTTATTACAGCAAACATTAGTGAAAGATTTGTTTGGTACATCATACACAGGTGACGGTAAAACGGTGCTTGCATATATTCCCATAGATGATGAAAATGGTTATGTTTTATCAGGTGGGAATAATGATAACAATGGTTTTATGGTTACTAAATTAAATTTTACAAACAATATAATTACAAGTAGTAATTCTGTTTTAGTGAAATCAATGAGCAATGTTATATCAGGAGTTGCAAAACAAAGTGGAAGTGCAGGGGATAATATTTTAGTGTATACGCCAAAATAAAATTTAAAATAAGTAAAATTAAAAATCAAAAGAAAGGAGTGAATAAATGAACGCAATATCTTTGATTGGTTGTGTGGTAGGGATAATAGGGTGTGTTGTAGGTGTAGCAACATTTACAAGTGCTCAAATCACAAAAGCAAAACAAGACGGCATGTTGTTAGCTAAAATAGAACAATGTGTAAAAGGTATTGAGGAAATAAAAAGGGACATGAAAGAAAAGAATTATGAGGTAGACGGAATAATTGAGGAACATTCTAAAGCTATAATACAGTTACAAACGGAGATGAAATCTGTACAAAAACGTTTGAACACGCAAGGACAAGAGGCTTGAAAAATTTTTTAAAATTTTTTCAAAAAACTATTTACAAACTGAAAATCTTGTGATAAGATATATCTATAAACAAAAACAAAGCAACTAAATAAAATAAATAAATTTAAAAGTCTAGGAGGACAAACAAATGAAAAGAACATATACAAGAACAATGATGATAAGTAATTTAGCAGAGGCTACAGTAAAAGTTATACTTTATGAAAACAATAAGTATACATCAAAGGATTTAGGAGAAGAGCACGAAGTTAATTATACAGGCTTAAAGCAATGGAGTATAGTTAATGGAGAGGAAGCAATTGAAATTGAAGAATTAACAGACGGGTCTTGTATAGATGATTTACATGAGTATTTAGTATTAGAATTTGTAGACGGGTCTACAGCAACATTTAGAAATTCATATACAGACATGTTTATTTTTTAAAAATAAAGGGAGGTGAAAATCCTCCCTAAATATAAAAATCTTAGGAAAGAGGAAAATGAAATGGATAGCAAAAGATATTTTATTTATGTAAAAAGAATTGGAAGTAAACAGTATACGCATACAAAAGAAAGTTTTACAAATTTTGAAGAAGCAAAAAGCAAGCTGAAACATATAAAGCCGAAGGCAAGTATAAAAAGGTAAATATAGAAAAGAATATTTTTATACAAGCTTCTTGGAATTATGGGAAAGAGTGTGATGACAGAGTATTTATTTAAAATCTTAGAATTAGAAAGTTAAACATTGATTTTGTATTTTACAAAAGAATATTTTTGGAGGTTTAAAAATATGAATGAACAATATGAACAAATGGAAGCAACAAACAAATTATTGCTTGAAATGGTGAAAAATCAAAAAGAAAATATGAAAAACTTTGTAAGGGTTTTTATAATTGTTGTAGTGTGCTATACAGCAATTTTAATAACAACAATTGTGGGTTTTATATATTACGAAAGTCAATTTGATATTACAACTGAAACAACTACTGAAACAACATTGACAACAGAGGGAGAAAACGCAAATATAAATAATGTTGTTGGCGATATGTACAATGATAGTGCGATACATAACGAGTAAGTAGGAGGTGACTTTGTATTATGGCAAAAGCTACGGTAAAAGTTAAAAAGACAAGCACTAAAACAAAGACTAAACGGAACAAGAATAAAAATCAGAAAAGGTGTCCTACATGTGGGAGGTATTTATAAATGACTAACCATGTTAAGACAAAGCATAAAATTCAACAGGTAGGAAAAACAACATTTTCAGAGTTAATCGAGGAAGCAATGCTAAATGAAGACGAACAAAGAATGATGAAAATGTATTATATAGATAGAAAGTCAATTAGTTATATAGCTGATACTTTAGGGTATTCAGAGCAAGGCATTTTGAAAATGCACAAAAGGATATTGAAGAAAATTGAGTCATTGTTGTAAAAGATAGTGACTCTTTTTTATTGCAAAAATTTAAGGTATATTTTGAGTATATTTATTTTATATTTATTAGTTTTTGCATGTGCTATAATTAAATTAAACAAATCAATAAAGGAGTGGTTAGATGTACAACATGCAACCATATTATAATTATAATAATTATTACAATCCAATGATGAACGCTCAACAAAGGTTAATGCAGTTAGAGCAACAATACCCGCAATTTTCACAGCAAAATAATTATCAGAATGTACCCCAACAGCAAATAGGAATACAAGGTAAAATAGTAAGTGATTTTGAAACGGTAAAATCAACTGAAACACCACTTGATGGCAGTGTTTCATATTTTCCATTGTCAAATGGTGAATATATTTATACAAAGTTTTTAAACATGAATACAGGTTTAAGCGATTATGCAGTGTATAAGAAAGTAACAAATGAGGAACAAAAACAAGGAAATACAAAAGAAGAGGATTTTAATATTAAAGAATATTTAGATGAGAAATTTGAAATGTTAAAACAAGAATTATTAAATGGAGGTTTAAGCAATAATGCAAGGAAATCAAGTAAATCAAATAATAAATCAATTGATGAACAACGGGTTGAAAACAATAATTAAAAATATTATGAATAGTACAGACCCAGAAAAATTTGCAATGAGGATAATGGACGCAAAATTTGGGAATGATGTAAGGTGGCAACAGGCGAAAAAAATGGCAAGTAGCGGAAACGTAAAAGAAAAAGCAACAAATATGTTTAAAGAGCGTGGGGTGGATATTGAAGCACTAGTCAATGATACGCTTAATGAAATTAATTCTCTAAAATAAAAGTGATACTAAATTCTTGCAAGATTTAAAGTATAAATTATTTTTAAAAGGAGGAAACAAAAATGTTCAGTAACACAGAGTATGTCCCAGTAGCAAACAGTGATTATAATAATAGTGGTCAATGGTTGTGGGCGATTATTCTATTTTTTGGTTTGATTATTTTCGGTGGTTGGTTTAGCGGAGGTAATAACAACAAAGGAACGACAAACGGAAATAATGATTTTGCACTTGCTTCTATGTTAGCACAAATGAATAGTAATAGGGGCGTGGTTGCAGAAGCTAATAACACAAACGCTGATATTCAGAGAGGCTTCGATAATGCGAACATTGTAGGAAAGCTAGACGGAATAACTAACGGTTTGTGCCAGTTAGGATATGATAATTTAGCACAAATCAATACTGTAAATCAGAACATATCACAGCAGGGGTTTAATACACAAAGTGGTATTTCACAGTTAGGATATAACATGCAATCTTGTTGTTGTGAAACAAATAGAAATATCGACAGTGTAAGGTATGAGAACGCACAGAACACATGTGCTATAATTCAGGCGCAGAATAGCAATACACAGAAGATATTAGACAAGATGTGTGAAACAGAAGTTAATAATCTTAGGGAACAATTACAGCTTGCTAATTTTCAGATAAGCCAACAGGCACAAAACGCAACTTTGATAAATGCTTTAAGACCAACACCAACGCCGAGTTATTTGACATGCTCACCTTATCAGTCACAGCTACTTGCGCTAAACGCTTTTGGTAACGGTTGCAGTGGTTGCAATTGCTAACAATGGATTGGGATAATTTTAATCTTGATATTGATTTTATTGACATATTAGCGATTATTTCTTTTATAATTCAATTAATCAATTATCAGGAAAACAAAGAACAAAGCACGAATGATGATATTTTCAGGGAATTACAAAAGCAAAATAAAACATACTTGGAAAAGATTTTGAATAATCAAAATGAAATATTAAACATCTTGTCTAATTTAGACATGTCTGTTAAATAAATTAGCAGTGTTAAATTTTAGGCAGATTGTGACATATCTGCCTTTTATTTTAAAGAAATGGAGGAAATAAAAACATGATAGAAATTACAAATACTGCAATTCAAGAAGTTGCTGAAAATGGTGCTGTATTGTTTGCAAATGTGGCATTAAAATCAGGTTGTGCAGAACGCCACAGAGAAGGGAGTTCACAGGTTACATTAACAAAGCAAGGCATTTATCAAGTAACATTTAATGCAGATGTTGCAGTTCCTACAGGTGGTACAGTTGATACAATGACATTAGCGTTGGCAGTCGAAGCAGAAGCATTAGCAGGGGCTACAATGTCAACTACTCCAGGGGCTGTAGATGATTATAACAATATTTCTACTACGCATTTAATCAGAGTGTGTGCGCCATGCTGTGTTGTGGTCAGTGTGATTAATACGTCAAATCAAACGGTTAATGTTAAAAACGCTAATTTAGTTGTAGAAAGGTTAAGCTAAAAAAGGAGGTGTATTTCATGCACGAAATAAAGGCGATTATGGAAGAATTAGAAAATGCAGTGAAAGCAGAAATGCAGAACGGGATTGAATGTGTAAATACAGACGAATTAGGAAAAGTAATTGATATGATTAAAGATTGCTCAATGTCGCTGTATTACTATTCGATTTACAAGCAGATGAAAAACAAAGAGCAATATGAAAAGTACGGTCAACAGACAATGTTTCAGGAACAAGATGTTGACATTTCAACAATGTATGAAAGCAGTGCTAAAAAGAATGACTTTAATGTTGCTAAAAGAAAATACACAGAGCAAAATGAAGTATCTAAGAAAATGCGTATGGATAAGCTTTTAGACTTTTTAGATGATGTAGAACATGAAATTAAGGAAACAGTTGTAGGAATGTGGCCCGAAGAAAAACAAACGCTGAAAAACAGGATAAACAAATGGTTAGCAGTATAATATTGTAATATGCTTGTGAGTTCACAAAATGCCTCAGATTGAATTTTATTGTTTTAGATGTATAAATCTTTAAAAGCATTAAAAATTCAATTCTGGGGCATTTTAACGTTTAAAATTACTGTTTTTTAGCTTGAAAATTTTTTTAAAAATTTTTAAAAAAAGTATTTACAAATCTAAAGTAAAGTGTTATAATAAATACATAAAGTTAATAAAGTAAATAAAGAAATAAATCTAAGAGAAGCAGTAATATAAAAGCAGTTGAGAACAATTAGCTTTGAATATGAAAAGTACCAAGATTATTTCAAATTAAAAGTCTAGGAGGACAAAACAATGTTATATGATGAATTTGTAAAAGGTACAGGTTGTACAGAAAATGAAAAGAACTATGAAGTTTATAAAAATCTTGAAGCAATGTATATGAATACAGACATGACAAAAGAACAAATTTATGAATATGGTAGAAAGTTAGTTGATAATTCAAAATCTGAAAAGGTTATTGAAATTGAAAAGGAATATACAGAAAGGTTAAGAAAATTAAAAGAAGAACTAAAGGAATACAAAGCAGAAATAAAATATAATCAGGAAATGAAAGATTTTTATAAACAGGATAACGACACAGAAATGTGTAAGCACCATTTAAGACAAATAAAGTATTTAAAAGAGCAAATAAAAGAAGTGCAAGTTGAAATAAATGATTGTAAGTTTATTTTAGGTAAATAAAATAAACAGGTTGCTAATTCAAAAGGGAGTTTTAATTTGGTTCAATCCCAAAAGCAACCATTAAAAGCTTTGAAAAGTTAAAAATTAAAAGGAGGACATAGAAATGTCAAAAGAATATTTAGAAAAATTAAAGGTTAATGAGTTGGTGAAAATTTGTAAGGAGAACGGCATAGTTCACTACAAAGGAAAAGTTAGATTTAAGAAAGCTGAAATGGTAGAAGCAATTTTAAATTTGCAGAAGCAAACAGCTAATAACAAGAGTAACAGTAATGTTATAGTTGTAGTTGAAAAGAAGATTGAAAATACCAATGCTAATAGTGCTGTAGAAAAAGAAAATAAAACGGCAGTTAGCAACAGTGATAACAACAATAAACCTTTCTTTGATAAGGAAGTTTATTTGAATAATTTAAAGCTAGGCACACTAATAGCTTTTAGGGAATACAGTGGCAGACTAAACACAGCGGCGGTTCAGAATGTCAGCTACAAAAGGAAACAGATAAAATTAATTACACAGTATCAGAAGGAGTTTATAATTAATTTTGATGATGTTGTGTGGATAAGAACAGGCAAGCGTTGGCCCAAGTTCGTTATGAACGAATTAAAAGGTGGTGAGCGCAATGCAGTTAAATAATAATTCAGAGAATAAAAAGGTTGTGAGTGCTATTTATGCTTTAGATGAAATGAATGAAAAGTTTAAAGCAATGAAAAAGAAGTACGAAACAAAGAAGGAAATTTACGAAAGAGAAATAAAAAATTTCATGTTCATAAATGGTATTGACGGTATAAGGTTTATGGACGTGAAACTGAATAAAGTTAAATATGATGTTAAATTAGTAAAAAATAAAAAAGTAATTTTTGACGCTGAAAAGTTGGAACAAGCAATTGCTGATAAAGAATTGCTGAATGAAATCATTGTCAAAAAGTACGAAATAATAGATATAAATGGTTTGGTTGAGTATCTTAAATCTTGTGGTGTAAATCCTAAGAAATTTAAGCAATATATCAGAGTTGAAAAATCTGTTGATACAGCAACTTTAGACAGATTGTTTGATGTAGGTGAAATTAAAATGCAAGATGTAAAAGATACTTACACAATAAAAGAAAATGCAGGGTATATAAAAATTAGCAAGGAATAAATTTCGGAGTAAATCCTTATGAATAAAATAAAGGAATTTGAGCCATATACTTTTAAATGTGGCGGAAAAGAGTTGGCGAAAATCCTTTTATATTATGGTTTTATTCCTGATGTAAGTAGGGCAGAGTATAAAATTGTTTGTCCGTTTCATCAGGACTTAAATCCAAGCATGATTGTTAATTTGCAAGAAGGCAATTATTTTTGTTTTGGTTGTAATAGTTCTGGGAACGCTTTGAATTTTGTTGAAGGTTTAAATCCTAATTTGAATACGTTGCAAGCAACAATGAAATATTTTAGAATTTTAAAATCAAAAAAGGTACAGCATATACACTATACAAGATTTAAGCAAATAAAAAAGCAAACTCAGGAAAGCTACGATATCTCACATGATTATTATTATGGGTTGTCAAAAATTAATTGGCGAAATGACAAGAGTATAGAAGTGCAAGAAGCAAAACAATATATGAAAAAGCGGGGTTATAACGAAAAAGCTTTAAATGATTGTGGTGCTAAAATAACTTATAATAATTCTTATCCAATTATTTTCCCAATGTTAGACAATGGAGAATTTAAAGGCTGGGTGTGTAGGACAACAAATAAAGAAGTTGAAAGAAAACGCAAATATTTATATAATGAGGGTTTTAGTAGAGCCACAACTTTAGTCGGTGATTATGGAAAAGCCGATTATATTTTTATTGTTGAAGGTTACATGGACAGGCTTAGATTTATTCAAAATGGGTATAAACAAAATGTAGTTGCCATTTTGGGTTGGAAGATGTCGCATGAACAAGAAATGAAAATAAAAAACAATAAAAATATAAAATATATTGTAAGCGCATTAGATAATGATGAATGTGGTAAAAAAGGAACAAAGTATTTAAGGTCAATTTTTCCAAATGTAATTAGGTTTAAGCACATTAAAGGAATTAAAGACGTTGGTGAAATGTCAGATGAACAATTTATAAAAGCATATAATTTTACAATGAAAAAATTAGCACAAATTAAACGGAGTCAATATAGCTAGTAGTACATTCACTTACACGTAAGCAAAAGGTATTGTCGTTGCCCATACAGTTGCAAGGAGGGTATGGTTGTCAGGAACAGAGGCGAAAGATTATGCGGTGTCTATATATGTCAAATTGAGCAAAAAAATATTGGCAAGTTTAAATTGGTTGCAGTTTTTCGATTAAAATTAAAGCTAATTAAAGAAAAAGAAAAGGAGAAAAGAAATGGGTCTATTGGATAAAATTAAAAAAGACGCTGAAAGGTCAGGACAAAACAAAGGAAAATTTATATTTTTCAAAGAAGGAGAAAAGAAAAGAATACGTTTTTTAAATGATTTAGAAGACGGTTTAGAAATAGTGTTTCATGATAGTTATGAAGCAGGAATTAATGTACCATGTCAGGAAATTTTTGGTAGAACTTGTCAATATTGCGATGAGGCAAAATTGCGTACACGCTCACAGTATGCGTGGAGTGTTTGGGACTATGAAGCAAAAGAAGTTAAGATATTAATGTACCCTATGAACAATTGTTCTCCATTGGGTGCAATTACAGCAATGTACGAAACTTATGGAACATTGCTTGACAGGGATTTTGTAATTAATGTTACAGGTAAACAGCAAAACAAAACTTTTTCAGTTGTCCCAATGGATAAGAATAGTTTTAAGAACGGTAAAGCGAAGCCGTATTCAAAATCTGCATTGTTAAAGATTTTGGACAAAGCATATCCTGATGAACATGCAGATGATGAAGATGACGAAGAAGAGTTAAAGCCGACAAAGGCAAAAAGCAAAAATAAAAAGCAGAAAGCCGAAATTGACTATAGTGAAATGACAGCGAAAGAATTATATAATTTGTGCGATGATAGGGGCATTGAGGCAGAGCCTAAAATGAAAGCGAAGTATTATATAGATTTGTTGGAAGAAGCTGATGAGCAAGCTTCTGACGCTTCAGACGATGATGATTGGAAGGAAGATGAAGAGCAAGCTGACTATGAGGACATGACGGCGAAAGAGCTGTACAATTTGTGCAAGGAACGCAATATAAAGGTAGAGCCTAAAAAGCCAGAAAAGTATTATATTAAATTGCTTAAAGAGGCTGATGTTGCAGATGAAGACTGGGAGGACGATGAAGATGAGGAAGGCGAAGAATGGTAAATTGTTCTCAGAACTTTATGAAATGCAGATAGCCTTTCAAACTACGTTAAACAGTATATATAATTATAGTGCAAAAATTGGCACTATACCAGAGGACAATGTGCAGTTATTACAATATCACATGCTTTTGTTGTTTGAAGAAGCGGGGGAACTTTTAAAGTCCGATAAACGCTGGAAAAATTATCGTAATGAATATTTTGATAAAGACAACAAGCTTGAAGAAATATGTGATTGTTTTATAGCATTGATGAATGTAGCAATGTTTAGTGGTTTTACAGGTGATGAACTAGAACAAGCGATAGAGGACAAAATAGAAAAGAACTATAAAAGAATAAAGCAGGAAATAAATTAAAGGGAGAAAATAAATAAAATGGAAAAAGTAAAAAGTTATTTAGGCTTTAATTTAGGTTTTAATTCGTCAGCGGCTATTTATAATAGCAACAAAGAAATAGTTTCGGCAATATCACAAGAAAGATTAAACAATGTTAAAAATACAAAAGAAATTCCTTTCGATGCAATGCTTGAATGTTGTAGGATAGCAGAAATAAATGAGATTGATGGGATTGCTTTTTCACATTATCAAGAATTAACATGGGCAGAAATTTTAGAAAAGTGTCCAGAACAATATAAAGATGTATGTGTAGAAGTAGCAAAAAATAATTTGTATGAAAATGTAAACGCAATGTTTTTTGAAATATTGCGGAAAGTGTTTAATCAAAATGGTATTAAATTAAATTGTTTAACGCTTGAAAGAGTAAACCACCATGAAGCACATTTAAACGCAGGATTGGCATTTTACGGAATTAGTAATAATTATGTTGGAATTACAATGGACGGTTTTGGTGACGCTTTGAGCGGTACAATGCAGTATTTTAATGTTAATGGTGTATTAAATGGTGAAAGATATTATTACCAATTAATAGACAGCATAGCATTAATTTATCAATTTGTAACTGGTGCTTTAGGTTTTAAAATGCACCAACATGAGGGAAAAATTACAGGGCTTGCTTCTTATGGAAAACCTTTGTTCGTAGATATGTTTAAAGAAAGGTTTTGCTTCGGTGGTAAAATGTGTGAAGAATGGATTGTTGAAAGGGATAAGCTATTACCTTTAGACGAAGATGAACTAGTAGAAGCAAGTAATTCTCCCATTTCAAATTTTGATGATTTTTTAAGGCTTAGAAAAACCGTATTTGATTTTGTCAAATATTTAAAACAAGAATATTTTGCTTCAAAGCAGGATATAGCCTCGTCAGTACAAGTTTTAACTGAAGAAGTTATGATAAACAGAATTAAGCAGTATTACAATTATAGTTTGTGGAAGAATAATGTAGTTTGTATTTTGTCAGGTGGCTTATTTGCAAATGTAACATTAAACAAAAGAATTAAAGATTTGAATTTATTTTCAGAAGTTTTAGTTACTCCTTTTATGGGAGACGAAGGAACGGCGATAGGTTCAGCTTCTTATTTTGTTGAAAACAAAAGTAGGCAATATATAAATGAAAAAGACAGGGAAGCAAAAATTGTAAACAGCATTTTTTTAGGTACAAAAATGAATAGCGATTTAACTACTTTTAGTTTTTATGATAATTCTCTTATTGAGGAGTTAGCAAACAAATTAAAAGATAAAAAAGTCGTTTGTATTTGTCAAGGAAGAATGGAGTTTGGTCCAAGAGCATTATGTCACAGAAGTATATTATATGATTGTACTGAAAAATCAGTAAATGAATGGCTGAATAAAAAATTAGGTAGGACGGAATTTATGCCATTCGCCCCAGTTTGTTTAGAGGAAGATGCTAGTAAGTTATTTTCTGATTATGATAGTGCAAATGAATTAACTTCAAAGTTTATGACGATAACAATGAATTGCACAAGTTATATGAAAGAAAAATATCCAGGTGCAGTTCATATTGACGGGACAGCTAGACCGCAAATAATTGGAAGAGAAAAAGAAAATATGTTCGCTAGAAAGTTATTAATGGCTTATAAGGCTAGGACAGGAAAAGAAGTGCTGATTAATACGTCTTTTAATTTGCATAACAATCCAATTATTGAGTCAGAAAAAGTGGCGGTATGGAGTTGGAAAAAATCAGAACTAGATGTTTTAATGATTAATGAAAAGGTGTTGGAAAACGAGGGGGGGAGTGAATTGCTAAATGTCTAATTACATAGGGCAAACAATAAAAGTTAAAAGTGCGAATGAAGCTTTTAGTCGATTATTTGAATTGTTGCAAGGTATTGGATTGAAAGCAAGTCCAAGGGGATATAAAACAAGGGAATTAATAAATACTAGTATTGTTATAACAAATCCTAGGGATAGAATTGTTACATGTCTAGAAAGAAAATTTGATTTAGGTTATGCTTTTGGTGAATTAGCGTGGTATTTGTCAAAAAGAAATGACTTAAATACAATGGCTTATTATAGCAAAATGATGAATTATATGTCAGATGACGGAAAAACTTTGAATAGTGCTTATGGTTATAGGATTTTTGGAAAGCATGAAAAAATTGGATTTAATCAATTTGAAAATGTGATAAATCTTTTGAAGGAAGACAAAGACAGCAGACAAGCGATAATTCATTTGCATACGCCAAACAATCAAAAAACAAAAGATGAGGTATGTACGCTAACATTGCAATTTATTGTTAGAGAAAACAAGTTGCATATGATTGTGAACATGCGTTCTAATGATTTAGTGTTAGGATTTCCTTATGATGTTTTTTCATTTACAATGTTTCAAGAAATTATGGCAAATGAATTGGGATTAGATTTAGGTGATTATTGTCATAATGTGGGTAGTTTGCATTATTATTGCAATAATTATTATCCTGATGAAAAAGTCATACAAAATAGAACTTGTATTGATTTTGGTGAAATGAAGCCTTTTAGCTGGAAATTAAATAACTTTGATGGAATGTTAAATTATGAGGAATATGTAAGAACAAAAGTTTGTAATTTTGATTTTACAAATGAACAAATGAATTTATGGGTAACGGCAGAAATACAAAGTTTGTTATCTGAAGAGCAAGAAAACAAAGAACTAATTTGCATGTATGAAACAGCATTTATTGTAAAAATGTTAAGAAGGAAAAAAGACTATAAATGTTTAAATTCAGTGCTTAATGTTGTGAGGCAAAACAATGAGGATTTAGCAAATATTTTATTGTTGGGTTGTAAGTGCTTTGATAAATCAGCAAATAAAATAATTGTTGAAGGTGTAGACGGTTCAGGTAAAACATTGCTTGTTAAAAAGTTAATGCAGGAAAATCCTTCTTATTGTATGCAACATTATTCTTATCCAACAGAAAGCTTTAGTTATGACGATGATTATTTGTTTAATTTGCAAAATGATTATTCAATAATCTTTGATAGGTTTTTTATTAGCGAATTAGTTTATTCAAAAGTTTTTAATAGGCGTTGTGAAATTTCATTTTACAACATGAAAAACTTAAAATATCAATGCTGTAAAAATGAAAATGTGCAATTAATTTTCATAGTTGCGACAGACGAAGGACAGGTGCAAATTATAAAAGACAGATTAAAAGAAAGAAAAGAAGCATTTAATGATAAAAAAATAAGGGCTTTAAATAATGAGTACATTAATATGGCTAAATATTTTAAAAAGCGGAAAGTAAACAAAATAAATGTAAAAATTATAGACGTATGCGGGAGGGAAGTTGAATGGTAGATTTACATCGGCATGATGAATTTTCAACTTTCGATGGTTTTGGTAAAGCTAAAGAATTAGCAAGGTTAGCGAAAGAATTAGGACATACTGCATTAAGTATTACTAATCACGGAAATACAAATGGCTTAATAAAACACTATCAAGCTTGTAAAGAGATGGAAATAGATTGCATAATGGGTGTGGAAGGATATTTTCAGCCGATTAAATATAGTGAAGAAGAAAGGGCTTTAAAGCCACGTTTTCATTTATGTTTGTATGCTAAAAATTTAAAAGGATATGAAAATATTAACAATATTCAGTACGAAGCAGAAAAGAATAAATATTACAATCCTATAATAACTTTTGAAATGTTAGAGCAATATAATGAGGGTGTAATTTGTTCATCAGCTTGTATTAACGGTTATATTTCAAAAGCATTGTTAGCAGGAAAACAAGAGCAAGCGGAAAAAGCGGTTGATAAATTTATTGATATATTTGGTGATGATTTTTATATTGAAATTCAGCCTTATAAAATTGATAATGAAGGCACACAAGAAAAAGTTAATGTTGCATTGATGAAGCTTGCGAAAAAGAAGCATGTAAAATGTATATTAACTTCTGATAGTCACTATGGTTCTCCTGATGATTTTGACACTTATTTAAAATTGCATGAAATAGCAAAACACGATTTAAAGTGGGTAAAGGAAACATATGGCGAAAGATACATGCCGAGTGAAAAGGATATTAAAAATCGTTGTTATAAAATGCACAAAGCAGATATTGAAAAACTAGGCTATAATGCGAAACAATATATTAATAAAATGTTGGATAACATCGAGGAAATACATGGTAAGTGTGAGCAAAACATTTTAGACGTATTAAAAGAAGAACTTCCAAAAATTAATGATAATTCTTTTAATATAATTAAACAGCAAATAAAACTAGGTTTAAAACGCATTGGAAAAGAACATGACAAAACGTATATTAACAGATGTAAGGAAGAATTAAAAGTAATTGAAATAAATAATTTTGCAGATTATTTTTTGATTGTTCAAGACTATGTAAAATATGCAGAAAGTCAAGGAATTAATGTGGGACCTGGAAGGGGTTCAGTTTGTAATTGCGAAATTGCTTATTTGCTCGGTATAACAAAAGTAGATAGCATTGCTTTTGGCTTGGATTTTAGACGTTTCTTGCGAGAGGATAAGAAAAAGCTTCCTGATATTGATTTAGATTTTGAAACATCAAGACGACAAGAGGTAATTGATTATTTAATAGCAAAATACAGAGGAAAAGCGGCGCAAGTTTGTTCGTATGGCTTATATAAAGTTGATAATTGCATTAACGACCTTGCGAAAGTTTGCGGTTTGGAAGACGCTTCTGAAATTAAAAGTTTGAAGGCAGAACTAAAAGGGGATATTGATGATACATTACATTTCCACTATGATGAAACAAAAGAAATATATAAGCACTTTAATGAACGGTATGAAAATATTGTAAAGCACTTTAACAAGCTATATAACAAAGTAAGATTTATAGGTACTCATGCGGCGGGAGTTGCAATAACAAAGGATAATTTAAAAACATATTGCGGCGTAAGAGTTGTAAAGGATAAAGCGACAGGAGTTATGAGGGAGTTTACAACATATGATTTAGCCGATTTGGAAATTGTGCATGTAGTTAAATTTGATATGTTGGGATTGCGTACAATGGAAAGTTTGGGTGAACTTAGAAGATTGACAGGTGTTGAAAGTTTACCACAATCAGCATATACGGATAAAAAGTTATATGAGCAATTTGCAAAAGGAAATTGTGATGGGATATTTCAGTTTGAAACAAATACACCAAGGCAGTTTTTAATTGATTGTCATTGTGATTGTTTTGATGATATTGTAGCAATATCTTCGATGAATAGACCGGGACCACTTTCAATGCACATGCCACAGCAATATTGCGAAAACAAATTAAATCCTGATAAAATTCAACAAGAGGTTCCTTATTATGAATATGTTCAAGATACATACGGAATTATAGTGTATCAGGAGCAATTACAAAGGGTAGCGGTTGAAGTTGGTAATTTAAGTTGGCAGGACGCTGACAGACTTATGAAATTAATGAAGCAAGCAATTGCAACAATGGGCGATTTGGACTCGATTGAAGCGGAAAGAAAAGACATGACGGAAAGATTTGTTAAAGGTGCAATGTCAAACGGGTGGAGCGAAGAGGACGCTAGGACAACATTTAAAGGCATGATGAAATACTTGTTTAACAAAGGTCATTCAGTCGGTTATTCGATGATAACGCTCGAAGAAATGTATCATAAAGTATATAATCCTCTTGAATATTGGTATACAAAAATTAAATATGAAGATACAGAAATAAAGCGTAAAAAATTTGCAGAAAAAGCTTGTTTAGATGGTTGTGTTTTAATGTTGCCACATGTTAATTTATCAAATTCAAAAATGCGTATAAGGAAAGTTGAAGGTGAAAAGTGCTTGCAACAAGGTTTATCAGAAATAAAAGATGTAGGCGAAAAAGCGGCGGAATACATTGTTGAAGAACGAAAGCAAAACGGGGTTTTTACAAGCTATGATAATTTTTATGATAGGTGCAAATGTAGGGTTGTAACTTCAAGAGTTATAGCAAAATTAAAAGAAGAAGGAGCATTGGAATTTAATAAAAAAATTTATATTAGCAGAGTAACAAAATATAACAGTGCTTTGTACAGCAGAGCAATGAAATAATTTTAGAAAGCATTAAAATAGCCCAATTAAGTTTAAATAAAAATTTGATTTGGGCTATTTTAATGTTTAAGAAAAATTTTAATTTTTTTGAAAAACTATTTACAAATGTTTTGAAAAGTGTTAAGATATATACATAAACAAACAAAACAAATAAAAACCTTAGAGGAGGATAAGTAAAATGAAAATTAATAATTTATATGAGTTTTTAAAGAACACAAAGGAAAATGAAGTTGTTGTTAAAACTTCAAATGTAATGATTGGTTGGGACGATATTACAACCGATGCAACTATAGCAGGGTTTAAGGTTGTAAAGTTTTTGGACAAAGAACTTTTAGCAAAACACAAATTTGCAGAATGTTATAAATTCATAAGAAAGTAAAAATCCTAGGAGGGAAAGTAAAATGAAAATAACAAAAATTGATGGTAGGAAAGAGTTAATAGAATTTAGTTCGCTAAATGACTTTTACAATTACATTACAAATACAGAATTTAACAAAACTTTTGACAATGATTTTTTAAGAAGTTCGAAAAATACAAGTCAATACTACGCAAATTTTAGTAAAACGAAAAATTTTAAACAAGCGATTGATTTGTTTAAAAACGGTTGGCAAGATATGAGTGAAAAACTTAATAAAAAATTAGATGTTTCAAAAGTAGAAGCAAACGAAGTAAGCAAGTATGTGAGCAAATTAGATGTATGTGGATATCAGGCGATTGTTCCTTTGTATTTGCAAGGTGTACCTACCTCAATGTTGAATAGAAAAGTAGTTACAGTAAAGCAAAAAGTAATTACAATAAATAAGGATATCAGTTATCCCGCAATAGTTAGCAGTGATAAAATTATTGATGAAAGTGTAAAAGCTTTACAAATAATTAAAAAAATAGAAAGTCAAGGAATAAGGTGCAACTTAAATATTCTTATAGGAACTAAAGAAAATGATAAAGAAATATATGTAAAAATAAGAATTAAAAATGCAAATGAAAGATTGAATGTTTCGAAATTAGCTTTCCCTTTAGTTCACCCTTCAATGCTTAGAAGGCTTTACGTTAGATTTATTGAAGTATATCCCAGTGTTCCAAAAAGTTTTCGTTTTGGGTATGGTAGTGCATGTGTAAGATATGATTGGCAAAATGTATTAAAAGGAAGTGGGGAATATTATATTCCTTCAATTTTAAATGGTGATGTTAAAAATATAAATATAGAAAGTATGAAATTTGTATAAAAGGGAGGCAAAATCTCCCTTTTTAAATTTTTCAATTTTTTTTTGCAAAAACTATTTACAAATATAAATAAATATGATAAGATATATACATGTTAAATAAATTAAACAAAACCTTAGAAAAGGAGCAAATAAAAATGGAAAATTTAAAAGTAAGTAAAATTGAAGCAGTTGACAATAAAGCAGTTGAAATTACATTAGAAAATGGGGAAATTTATAAAAGGAATTGGTTTAAGAAAGCTAATCATAAAGCGGTGACAATTAAAGGTATTGATATTGAATATAATAATCTAGGGGAAGTTATAAATCAAACAAGAAAATACGAAGTAAAAGACAAAAAGAATGTTTTGTCAAGTAGCAGTAAAAAAACAGTTAAAGCAGTTGATAAAAAATTAACTCCTCCAGAATTTAAGCTTCCTGATGGTGAAGTTCACCATGAAAAATATGAAACGATTAAAATGTGTTTAATGTCAGATATACCTGTTTATTTAGCAGGACCCGCAGGAAGCGGAAAAAACCATACTGTTGAGCAAATAGCAAGGGAATTAGGTTGGGATTTTTATTTCAGCAATAGTGTTCAGCAGGAATACAAGCTAACAGGATTTATCGACGCTGGCGGTGAATTTCATAGTACAGAGTTTTACAAAGCTTGTATGTGCGATAACGATTGTGTGTTTTTCTTAGACGAAATGGACGCCTCAATCCCAGAAGTATTAGTGCTTTTAAATGCGGCGATTGCGAATGGTTATTTCGAATTCCCAAATGGGAGGGTTGATTTAAAGCATGTGCATTTTGTAGCCGCAGGAAATACTGTTGGAAGTGGTGCTGATGAAATGTATACGGGTAGAATGGTACTAGACCAAGCAACATTAGACAGATTTGCAATAATTGAATTTGATTATAGTATTAACATTGAGATGTCAATTTCAAAAGGCAATACAGAACTTGTAAATTTTATACATGAGTTAAGGAAGCAAGCAAATAGTAATGGTATAAGAGCAACATTTAGTTATAGATGTATAACAATGGTAACAAAGCTAGAAAAAGCAGGAATGAGTTTGCAAGAAATTTTGCTCATAGCAGTATTCAAGGGACTTGACAAAGATACAATAAATACATTTAGGTGTAGCAATCCTATAGAAAAAACAAAGTATGATATAGCATTAGAAGGAATTAAAAAAGCGGTATAAAAACCGCTTTTTATTTTGGTTTTAAGTTCTTGAAAAATTTTTTTAAAAAAATTCGAAAAAACTATTTACAAATCTTCGGGAATGTGATAAGATATATACATAAACAAAAACAAAGCAAACAACACAAGGAACAAATAAATATAGAATTTAAAAAAAATAGTCTAGGAGGACAAACAAATGAGAACAAATTTAAAAAACGAAATGATTAACATGGTAAAGGCAAACGCTACAAAGGAAGTAAACGGAGTTTACGAAATGACAGCCAAAAAGTTTGAAGCAGTTAAGGAAAGCTTAAATGAAAAGTTTACAGTAATTGACAACAAGAAAGATAGCAAATTACATGCAGTTGCATACAAAACAAAGAAAAGCGAAAAGTTAGTAATAATTAAAGTAGTAGCTGAAACAAAGGCAACAAACAATGAATTTAAGTTTAGTTTTGAAATGTTAAATGATAAAGGATTGGAAACACACTGTTGTGAATTTAACATGGAAGCTAAAAATGAAAAGGTTGTAAAGAACTTTATGGAAAGATTAAATGAGAATATTAAAAATAGTGGACTTGGTGAGGAAGCGCTTTTCAATTTAACAGTAAATGCAGACAATAATTTTTCAGGTCAGATAATTTTTCCTAAGATTGCAGGACATTCAAAAGACGGATATGCAAATTATAAAAAATGCTTAACAGCTACAAAAAGAGAATTTAAAATAGCATAACAAAATATAGGAGGGTGAAATTCCCTCCTTACAGTAAAATAAAAACGAAAGGACAATAAATGAGTAAATGCAATAAAAATGAAATAATTCGTTTGTGTAACAATATAAATAAAAAAGAAGGGGAAGGCTCTATTTATTCTATTAATAGCAAACATGCAAATTTAAAAATAAAAAGGTGGAGTACAGGAATAGAGGACCTTGACGCAATAATTGGCGGAGGAATTCCCGAAGGAAGAGTTGTTGAGATATTTGGTCCAGAAGGCTCGGGTAAAACTTCTTTGTTATATCATTTGTGTAGCTTACATGACATGTGTTTGGACATACCTATTGAGGGTACCTTCGATAGTGAACGAGCGAAGGTGTTTGGCAATAGACCTAAACAAATGTTAATATATAGGGCTAAATATGGTGAAGATGCTTTTAATAAGACGATACAATTTGGAAGGGCGGGAATACCATTAATTGGGATTGATAGTGTGCCTAGTATGGTGCCAAAAGAGGACGCTGAAAAAGTTTTAAAAAGTGCTGAAAAAGATAGCATTGAAGAACAACGAATTGGTGGTACAGCTAGACTTATTAACAAGTACTTACCAACAGTTGAGGAAATTATTGAGGTTACAGGAACAACTTTAATATTTATAAATCAGGTTAGGGATAAAATGAACGCAATGTTGTTCGGTGAAAAAACTGACACACCAGGCGGACGGAAATTGAAACATGCTTGTAGTTTAAGAATACAAGTGGCACGAAGGGCATGGATAGAAATTCCTAATAGGGACCCACACAACAGTGCAACTACTGAAAAAGTAGGGTTGATTATTAAATGTAAAGTTGTAAAAAGTAAAGTTTGCAATCCTATGGGGGAGTGTGAAATTCCTTTATTCTTTGATAGGGGCTTTGTATCGTTTAATGATGTTCAAACAATAAGGAAAGAATTAATGGTACAAAGAGCGAAACAATTTGGAAAAAGAGTCCCAAAAGAATTTATAGAAGAAAACGAGGAAGAAAACGAGGAAGAAAATGAGTAAAGAAGAAATTATAATACAAGAATTAAAGCACGAAATGGAAGTCATGAAAGATAAAGTAAGAGAACACCCCAATCCAGATTTTATATGCGGTTATATTACCGCTATAATGACATTAGAAAGACGCTTAAAAGAATTGGAGGATATAAATGATTGATGCAAGAAAGGACAGCTTAGTTAATGACAAAATAAAAGCTTCAAAAATTGAATTTTTTATTAGTGCAGATATAACAGGCAGACCATATTGGCAAATAAGATATTATGATTTGTCTGATTGTCAAATACACGTTGGTTTTGGTTCGTATGATATTAATAATTTAGTAATTTGGTATAACGAGTATTTTGAATTTGTAAATAAGGGTAAAATAAGTGATAAACTTATATAGCAAGGGTGAGGAGTATGATGAGAATGAATAATGCAAATAATACAAAAGAGTTAGATTTAAGACATGAGCAAAATAAAGAGGACGCTAAAATTTTTATTTTGAAGTATTGCAAAAAGTCAAATAAAATTCCAGTAGAAGCAATTAATGATTTGCTTGTTAAAATAGTTGTAAAGGAAAATTATCATGTTGATTTAACGGAATTGGATTTTAGTACTAACAACTAGTAAAATAAAAAGTAAAATAAACAAAACAAAAGGAATAAAGTAAAATGAGTTTAACAATAATTGATTTTGTAGACGCTTTAGAAAATAAAGCGAAAAATGTACAAGCACCAGACTATAATTCATTGTTAAGTGAATTATTAGCAGTGACAAAAGAGCAATTAAAAATACATAATTTTGATGACGTTTATGAGTCTTTAAAATGTGCAAGAGCAGGTATTTATTTTAATATATTTGAGGATATGGCTATTGACGTTAAATTAAAAAATGAAAGGTGGAAAGTATACGATAAAGCTTATATGCGTGTACTTTATCTTATGCAACTTGGGGAGGTAATATATATAAATGAGGGTAATTAATGCAGATAAGTTAATTGACGAATTACATCAAGGCATTTGCTGTGATAGTGATTTAAAAGAAGACTACGAAATGTTGGGTATTGATGATTATATTAATTCACAACCAACAGTATATAATTGTAATAATATTGATAATATAATTAATATTATAAAGCATAAGAAAGCTACAGCATATTTAGCACTTGTGGAAAGTACTGATAAACAGACTTTTACAAGGAAAGAAGTATACGAGGAAATAAACAAAGTTTATAGTAGTGTGCTTGACATTATAATAGGTGGTGGCGTAAATGAGCTTAATTGACAGCATTAAGAAATCAGCAACTCAAAATGGTTCTAAAATACAGACTTCGGAAGCTAGTGAACTTGAAAAGATATTTAATAAGATGTTTTATACTCAACATGATATTGAAGAGGAAACAAAATTTATAAAGCAAGTAATGACTAGAGGTTTGGAAAGTCAAGAGCGTGTTGGGTTACATGCGTCTAGCATTATCGTAGGTGATAAATCTTGGTGTACAAGAGCACAAGTATTAAGTTTGTTATATAAGCAAGTTCAAAAGGAAAATACAAATGTAGGTCTTTTACGTATATTTGAAGAAGGCAATGCAATTCATGAAAAATGGCAACGCTTATTTATTCGTTCAGAATATGGGAAAGCAAAAACAATGGATAAAACAAGATATAATGAAAAGTATCAAGTTTCGTATACTCCCGACATTGTTTGTAGAATACCACAGTTTTACAATGGTGTAATGGTAGGAGAAATTAAATCTGTTAATACATATCAGTTTAAAAGCATGACAGAACATTTGTCAGCTAAAAAGCAATTACAATTGTACATGTTTTTATGTATTGAAGAAGCAAAAAGAAAAGGCAAATGGAACAATAAAGATTATACAAAAGGTTTTGTATTGTGTGAAGATAAAAACACACAAGACTTTAAAATATTTACTTACGATTATGATAAAGATTTTGTTGCGCCTTATATAAACAGATTGGAAGAAGTGCAGTTTTATAAAGATGAATTTGTAAATAATAAAAAGCTCGTTCCCCGTTGTAAAGAATGTACTGATTGCAAATGTAAAAAAGCTTTAGATTGTAGCATGGTTAATGCTTGCTACAATGTAGGATTTGGTAGAATAAAGCTGTGATATCACTAAATAGCCCAGTTTTAAAATTATACTGTTTAATAAACAATTGTTAAGCCAAAATAATAAAATTAAATCTGAGCCATTCTGAAGCGTCACAGTTATATTATAATAAATCAAAGGAGCTTGTAAAATGGCTAAAAATAAAAATGCAGAAAATAAAAACTATAAACAGCGTTTTCAAAACGGTTTTAACATACTTACAAGGAGCAAATCTCCCTATAAAGTGTGGAGCGATTTAATGCTTTTGTATGCAACTTGCTTGCAAAATAGTTGTACACAACATTATTTAAAATCAGGAAATGAAAAATTAATAAGCGTGTGGAACAACAGAGAGCAACAATATATAAACACGATAACAGCGTATACTGAAAAAGAGCAAAAGATAATAATGCAGATGTTTGTATTATTAATATGGGAATATGAATTATATCCTTATCAAGATTTATTAGGAAGCATTTATATGAGTTTGGGAATACAAAATAAAAACCAAGGACAGTTTTTCACTCCTTATGATTTATGCAAATTATCAGCAAACGTTACAATCGATAAAAAAACAATGTCAAAAGCAGTAAAAGAAAAAGGTTATGCTTCAATATGCGACCCTACAGTTGGCGGAGGAGCAATGTTGATAGCAAGTGCAGAAAGGTGCAATAAAATATTTAATAAATTGCAATATCGCAATCATGTTTGTTTTGTAGGACAGGATTTAGATGCTACGTGTTGCCATATGTGCTATATCCAATTGAGTTTGATAGGACTTGCAGGCTATATTGTAAATGCAAACACTTTGACTACAGCCAAAGTTGACTTTTATAAGGACAATGAGAAAATATGGATAACTCCTTATTATAATTCAGATGTATGGCAGGGAAGAATATTGTTCCATAATTTGGGAATGTTAATGGAGGGTTCAAACAATGTCTAAAAAATGTCCAAAATATAAAACAGCTATTTATGCTGATTGTTTAGAATGCGAGGACAAACTTTGTAGAAGTAATACTGTTAAAGAAAAAATAGTAATAGGCATAGACCAGAGTTATAAGAATACAGGAGTTTCAATCGGTATTAACAACAAACTAATACAAGTAACAAGCATATATTTAGAAAGCCTCACAAGCAATTCTGAGAAGCGTAAGTATTTAAACAATAAACTAACCGCTTTATTTAACAAAATTAAACATAGGCAATCACAGAACGCCTCAGACGTATGTATAATAATAGAGCGTATACGTTTACAATCGCAAGGTTTTATAAACATTAATTACATTAAAGCAATCGGTGCTTTAAATGCTGTAATAGTGGACCTTGCAAACGAATACAACTTCCCTGTTTACAGTGTTGACACAAGGGCATGGAAATCAGCAGTTGTAGGCACTTCAAAGCCTTTACAGAACAAATTAGGAATTAATCCTGAAAAATACCCTACAATACTATATGTTAAAAAGCTAGGTTTTGAAAGTTCAATACTTGTAGAAGCAGGAAAGCGCAAAAAGGGAGTGTTTGAGCTAAACAATAAAAAATATGTTTATAACGATGACGCTTGCGACAGTGCATGTATTTGTTTATACGGCTTTTTACCAAAATCAAAACAATTATTAAAATTAGAGTATTAAAGCATTAAGGAGGTAAAACAATGTCAAGACCAAAACGAAGGAAACAAAATGTTGTAAATCAAGATTTGGAAAGCATTGTTGAAACAAAAATTTTTAAAATGCAGAAAAATATAAAAAGGCAGTGTTGGAAAAACGCATGTAAAACTAAAAAAGCCTAATTTTATGCTTTAAAATGCACTGAAACACATTTCAGCGTGTGTAAAAAATTTTAAAAAATTTTTAAAAAACTATTTACATTTATGTTAATATGTGTTATAATATAAAAGTACTAAAGTACTTTATATAAGATATATAGTAGTATATAAAGTATTTGATGTATAAACATTGTGCAACAAACTAAGCTGTATTACAACTATTATAATACTACCTACTTTAATCAAACAATCAGAAGATTTAAAACATAAAAAGTTAAGATTAACAGGAACTATTAACAATGATACAATAACGAAATGTAAGTGCTATTATTTATATGCTATTTTATACCATGTTTTATTAAATCCTTATGTTGGTAAAGTAAAAGTAAAAATGTTTTTGTAAGATAAATAAAAATAATGGTTGTAATACAGCAAAAACAAAATTATGGAGGTGAAACAAATAGTTGTTAATTTTAACAATCCACCTTGCATTTATTGGAGTGATAAAACAAAAGCAAATTACTTGGAAAGACAAATAATTATACATAGTATAATTTATTACCATTTGTCAGACAATGTAATTAGCGATAAAATGTTTGATGACTTGTCAAAACAGTTTTTAGAGTTTAAAAACAAAATGCAAGAATGTGAATTTAAGAATACGGAGTATTATGAATTGTTTAAAGATTTTGACGGTAATACAGGATTTTATTTATTAGACGGTTTAGAAGCAGAACACAAAGCATATTTAATTAAAATCGCTAAATATGTTTTAAGGTTGAATAAAACAGAGGGTGAATAGAATGGCAATTAAAATGCGAGTGAATGGAAATAAAAAAAGTAAATGTGAAAATTGTAGCTGTGAGTATAAGAACACAGCAGAAATGTATGATTTACAAATTGCAGACGTTAGGTTTATGTTGTGTAAGAAATGTGTTGAAACATTGTTTCAGAAAACATTAAAAGCAAGCTGTATATATAATGCAAAATTAAAAAACCAAGAAGACATGCAGAGACTAAGAAGGGAAAGTAAAAATAAAAAACAAAATTAAGGAGAATAAATAAAAAATGAAATTTAAAATTAACTATGAATGGTTGCTTGATGATAAGGCAAGGGATTTATTACTAGAAATAAACAGGGAACAATCGCAAACTGAAAGGTATAAAGCATTAGCAAGGGCACATTTGCATGAACAAGGATATTTGCTAAAAAAGCTGAATGACAGAGTTGCAGAAATGGAAGCGGAAAAGCAGAATGTTGAGATAAACAATAAATGTCAGAATTGTAAGTATTGGAGAACATTCTTGGAGGAAGAGCCTTGTTTTACATGTTATTCACACAGCAAATGGGAACAAAGCGACAGCAACGCAAATGTGAAAGAAAATGAAAAAGCTGAAAAGGAAAGCGAAAGCACTGACAGCAAATTCAAGAAAGTGTTGAGTGAAACAATTTCAGATGTTGCAATGTTTTTCGCTTTGATTGACACTTTGTTCCCTACGGAATGTGAAAATTGCAATAATTGTGAAAATAAAAGTGCAGACGAAAACAGCAATGACGATGAAGCGTAGTTTTAAATTTTATAGACAAAACGAAGCAGACGTGATGAAGTCTTTAGGTTTGAAGCCAACTAAAAATTCAGGAAGCGGTTGGATTGAAAAAGAAGACGGTCAGAATGACTTTATTATTTGTCAGTTAAAAAGTACAGACGCACAAAGCATTAAAATAAATCAAAAAGACCTTAGAATATTGGAAATGAACGCAAACACTGAGCATAAAATCCCAGTGTTTGCAATCCAATTTCTAAACACTAATGAAGTTTGGGTGATGTCTAAGCCTGAGGATTTAATATCGGTGTCAGAGTACATTCAAACAGGAGCAACAAAAGTTAGCTCACCCATTTTGTTAGACGAATGTGAAGAAATAAATCCTAAGAAAAGGAAAACAATAAGTTCTTCAAAAAAAGGTCGTGATGATTTTAATAATGAGCAAGAAAGGAAATATAAAAAGTTTAGGAGTGCAACAAAATGAGTTTTATATGCGACAATTGTTTAAATGTTGAATTTTGCAAACACCATAATACAGTGGTTGCTTTTGAAAATAGTTTTCTTATAGACAAAGAGCAAAAAATCCCTGAATGTTTGAAAGTTAAATTCGTATGTCAGTATCAGAGGAAGCAGTCACAAGTATTACAAAGGGCGGTAACTAACGAAGGAGTGAAGGCACAGCAAAATGAACAATAAAAAGGTATTTGTTAAATTTTTAAACGGTAAGCAATTAACGATAGAGTGTAAAGCGTGGACGATTGTAAGGGACAAAGAATATTTATTGTTTAATCGTAACGGTATGAGTTTTGATACATTAATTTTTAGTCAAGGCAATGCAGTAGTAATTCCAATGGAAAATGTATTGTATGCAATTGAAGTAAAAGACGAAAATGAATTAAGATTGTTTGAATAGGGGTGCAAAAAATGAAATGAAGAATATAACAATTCAGGCAGTTGCTAATTACAAAGGACATTCAATATCAGAAAACGGTGCGGTTAATTTATCGTTTAAATTTGCATATGATGAGTTGGTGCATGTAATACTAATTAATCAAATGTTAAACAATGATGTTATTGTGTCAGCAAAACTTCCCGATGAAAAACCTATAAAGTTGGGAATGTTTAGAGTTAAGCAAATTACAATTGACGGTGACGGTGAAAGCGTTGTTAAATTTAACGGTTTAAACGATTATATTGAAGTTGACAACTTAAATCATATTGTAACAAAAGATTTGTTTAAGATTAAAATGTCGGCAAACGTAGAAGAGGAAAATGAAGGGAGTTGAAACAGTGAGCAGTGTTGAGTATAAGCAGTTGGCGAAAGCGAAAGTTAGCGTTAACAGGAATATTGTTATTTCTGAATGTTCAAAGGGCGGTTATACATTAGCGCAACAGTTAGACGTAAACGAAAAAAATGCAACAATGAATGTGTTCTTAAAAGGTGCGTTCCATATTGATGATGTTGAAGGGCTTATCGAATTAAGGGACGCTATAAACTTAGTAATAAGTCAACAGGACAGCAAATAAAATAAGCGTTTTAAAGCGTTTTTGAAAATTTTTAAAAATTTTTCAAAAAACTATTTACAAATTCGAAAAGTTGTGATAAGATAATACTTGTAAACAACAAACAAGCAAACAAAAACCTTAGAGGAGGAATTAAAAATGGTAGAATACAAAGTAACAGGTAAAAACAAATTGGAGTGCGCAACAGATTATATAAACAATCATTTAGGTGAGGAGATTATATTTGTGAATAATGGCGAACATCACCCAGGTTGGTTAGAACATATTACAGCTTGTACACGTGAGCATATTTGGAGATTAAACGATGAACATTTAAGTTTATATGTTAGTGTAAACGAGATTGCAAAATATATGTACATTTGTTCACACAAAAAGTTTTAGTAAAAATCCTAGAATGGAAACAAGTAAACGGCGTTTATGAAAGTATGAAATTGCAGAAGCAGTTTATCATATTGTTAGGTTGAAAATTGAAAATTGAATATTGGGTAACAAAGTAAGTAAACAAAGTAAAGGAGAAATTAAAATGGCTATTAGTTGGAAAGTATCAGAAGCAATTGTTGAAATTCAGAACGGTAACAAAGAGGCTATACAGGATATAGGAAAGCGTTTTCCTTTGTTTGCAAATTTAGCGGCTAGGGTAAATAGTGAAGCGGCGATTGAAATTTTTAAAGCGTGTCCAGATTATTTAACAGTACGCAAGGTTGAAGATGTACTAAAAGAAGGTGTAAATTCTGATAGTGATAGCGACAGTGATGTTGATAACGATAACGCTGAGGAAAAGCCTAAGCAGGAAAAGGTGAAGAACAACACAAGTGCGGATAGTGCAGATAATGAATATCAGTCAAAGTCTTCAAATGAGCTTTACAAGATGTTGTCTGCAAGAGGTTTAACAAAGGGTAGAAAGTTCAGCAAAAAGGCTGATATGATAGAAGCTTTGATTGCAGACGATGAAAAGAAGGCGGGAAAAGCAGGAAATGAGGACAGCGATGACGAAGCAGTTGACTACAGTGAAATGACAGCTAGGGAACTGTTTGAGTTATGTAAAAAGCGTGGCATTAAGGCAGAGCCGAAGCAGAAGGCAGAAGTTTATATTAAACTGTTAGATGAATTTGACGCAATGAATGAGCCTGATGACGATGACGATGACTGGGGCGACAGCGATGACACTAAGGCGGAAAAGCCGAAGGATAAAAAGCAATCGAAGAAGCAGACAAAAAAGGACGATGATGACGACGACGATTGGGACATCTAATAACAGCTAGTTTACCATATGTTTTACATGTGTTATTCCCTAACAAGCCACTACTCTAATTAATTTTAGGGTGGTGGCTAACTTCCTTTAAAAGGGTGTAAAACAAGTTGAAACAGAGGAGGGAAAAATAAGAATGACAACGAAAGAGGTTTTAAATCTTGATTGTAGAAGTTTGGAAAACAAAATAAAACTGCAATCATGCTTGTTAAAAATTCCACAGCTTAAAGAATGTACACTTGACGGCAGAAAACCAATTACATTAGAAATGTTAGAAAATTATGTATCATTAATGTGTAGGAAATATTCGGTTATAGTTAATTATATCACACCGAATTATATTGACAGCCAAGTGGATATTTATTGTATAAGCATAAAAAATTTAAAACAGGATAGTGTTAAATTTGTTTATGCAAACAGCATTTATGAGGCATACTGTAAAATATCAATTGCTATATATGCAGATTTTAAAAAAGGCAAATTTGAAGCAATGAATTGGGATAAAGTAAGAAAGCAGGTGAGGGCATATTAAAGCAAAAATATATACAGACGGCGCATGTAGTGGGAATCCAGGTCCTGGCGGATATGCGTGTTTGTTGGCACTACCAGAAGGACAAGTTACAAAATCAGGCGGTGAAGAGTTGACTACAAATAATTGTATGGAGTTGAAAGCGGTTATTATTGGTTTGTTGGAATTGACAAAAACAAAATATTATGGTTTAGATTTATCAAATGTTGAGGTAGTTTCAGACAGTGCATATGTTGTAAATGCTGTAAATTTAAAATGGCTATATAAGTGGAAGAAAAACGGTTGGAAAACTACAAAAGGCGAAGATGTAAAAAATTGTGATTTATGGAAGGAGTTAATTGCAATACTGAATATGTATAAGACTTACAATATTAAAATTACTTTTGTTAAAGTGAAAGGACATGCAGGTAATACGTTTAATGAACGAGTGGACGAACTTGCAAAACGTGAAATAAAAAAATAAAACTGAAGGAGGTCCTAAATTGAAATGCTTTATTGTGAAACGGTATTACGAAAAGAATTTACTAATGAAGTTTCAAAACAAGCATATTTAGACGCTTGCAAATGGTTAGCCAAAAATGTGTATAGTAAAGTTGAATTGTCAAAATTAATTACAGTAAAGGTTGAAAAACAGGAATTGAAAAAAGGACAATTACCAACTTTTATAGTTACTTTGTATGCTACTTATGATGAAGAAGGGCTTGTAAATGAATATTGCCACAAGTGTAAGCAATTACACAGTTTGCTTTATAGTGTGGAAAAGCCAAAATGTGATTTGTGTAAAATGTTAGCATTTAGAAAACAAAAGCACGACAATTTAGCAGGAATAAAAACCGCATTAAAGGAGACAATAATGAAAAATGAAAGCGATGATTAAAGAATTAGGGCTGATAATGAATGATTTTATTTGTTGTTTAAAAGACTTTGTTACAAAGTACTTTAAAATAATATTTAAAATTTTAATGCTTGGTCTTATCTGCATTAATAGTTGTTATACAAAATCAATTGTTAAATTGATGGTATTGAATTTGATAATAATTTTAGTTGTTGACTTTGTTTTGCTAGTGTATGATAAAGCAAAACAAAAGAAATATTATGAAGAAAATAAAATACCAACTTACAAACGTAAATTAACAAAAGTAAACAGCGATGGAGATGTTGAAGTGCGGAAAGCTGATTTGAACATTGCGGTTATATACTTAAATCAAGTTGAAGATTATCTTGAAAAGCATGGGCACAAATATTTGACGGAATTAATAATAATAATTTGCTTGCCATGTTTAACAGTTAATGCAACAGAACTTGATGACGATGAACAAGTGTTAATTCAGCAGGTTGCAATTGCAGAAGCAGGAAATCAAGGAATAGGCGGAATGTCTTTTGTTATACAAACTGTATTAAACAGGGTTGAAAGCGAGCAATTCCCTAATGATGTAGAGTCGGTAATATACCAGAAAGGTCAGTTTGAAACAGCAACAGACGATTTAAAAAGCATACAAATAACAAATAACAGTACAACAGCTTTAGAACTTGTTAGAAGCGGTATATTGTTAAATAAAGGACAGCTTTATTTTGAAAACACATATGGTAGTACACAAACGTGGCATAGTAAGAATTTAGAATTAATATTTACACATTTAGACCACAGTTTTTATAAATAAGCCTATACGATACATTTTGCTGTAATACCTCCCTGAAGCGACAGAAAGCCCCAGATTTAATTTAAACATTTAAGCTTAACAAATTATCGTTTAAAAGCTAAAAATTAAAATCTGGGCTTTCTGATGCTTTGTAGTAGCAATAAGTATTTTAAGCAATAAGCTAAAACAAACTAAAAATTTTTAAAATATTTTTTAAAAACTATTTACAAACACAAAGAAAAGTGGTAGAATATACTTATAAACAAACAAAAACAAAACAAAAAACCTTAGAGGAGGATAAAGAAATGGAAAGTTTAAAAATTGGAACGCAAGTTAAAGGTTATTCATCAAGATGTATAGGAACTATAATTGAAGCTAATATTTATTACGGTGAGATTATAAAAATCAACAAAAAGTCAATAAAAGTGCATGTTGTAGAAAATGTTAATACTTATGGTAAAAAAGAAGTTTCAAGATTTAACAGAAATGAAGAAGTAACTTATAAATTTTGGAAAACAACATCTGACGGTAAAAATATTTATAAAAGTGATTTGTGCGGTACAATTACATTTTAAAATATTTGAATGAAAATCCTAGGAGGGAAAACAAATGATTTATGAAGGATATGCAAAAATATTAGAATATAGTGCAAAAGAAAAAGCAGATGAAGAACAACTAATGATTAAAAAGTATAAAGTAAATGATTTGATTATAACATGTCAGCAATGGAATGATAAAGGCAGTATAACAGGTAAATATTACATGCTGACATTGCATGATAATGATTTTAATGTATTATATTCAAGTAAAACTGAAAATAAAGAGGAAGCGAACGAAGAGTTTAAAAGAATAAAAGCAAGGGCATTAATATAGTTCGAATCTTCCTTTGTTAAAATTTGCAAATATGATGAAAGTCAAAGGTAGTAAAAACCACATTCTTTAAATAGGGTGTGGCTATTACTGTTTTAAAAGGGTAGGTGAAATAAAAAGAAAATGGGAGTTAAAAATGTGTCATATGTTGACGAATGGTTAGAAGACGATAAGTTAATGTTGCTTGAAGCTTGGAGTAGGGACGGTTATACAAGAGTACAAATGGCGGAAATGATTGGAGTGCGTCCGGCAACATTATCAGAATGGGCTAGTAAATACGAGGAAATTGCAAAAGCTTTGAAAGCAGGACGAGAGGTTGTAGACTATAAAGTCGAAAATGCTTTGTTAAAATCTGCATTAGGTTTTACAACAAAAGAAATAAAGGTAACAATAGGTAAGCAAATAAAAAATGGTCAAGTGATAGATATCATGAAGGAAACGACAACAAAGGAAATTGCGCCTAATGTTACAGCATGTATGGCATGGTTAAATAATCGTAGACCTGATAAGTGGAAGCGCAATAGAGACAGAGTAATTGAATTAGAAGAGGAAGACAATGATTTACAAATAACAGTTGTTAGAGGACCAAAAACAAATAAAAATGAGGATTTGCAAAATGTTAATACAGAGGTAGTATTTAATAAAAAGTCAGATGTTGTAGAGCAACAAAAAACAAAAGAAATAGAACAATTATATTCAGGTCATTTTACATTTAGTGAAGTATTCACAAAACAATTTTATAAATCAATGCAAAAGCGTTTGCTATTTGTTTTGTTTATAGACGGTAGAAAAATAAAAGGTGAAACAGCAGAAGCATATTTAAACAATGAAGGAATGACGGACGAAAAAGAGCATTTAATATATAGGTATATAAAGTCAAAAGGTTATGCTATATATAATACAAAAACTCATAAATCAATAAAAGTCCCAGAAGATATGCTAGAATATGAATATGATGAGTTTATAGAAAAAGTAAAAAAGCAAAAATTGTAGAAACAAAATAAAAGAAAATTGCTTGAAATGTGTTTCAGTGCTCGTAGAATTAAAATCCGGCTTCCTAAGTTATATTTTTTGAAGAAATGTAGGAAACAGTTATGAAAAAGGATAAGTTAGTTTGGAACAAGTTTAAGAATGTTTGGGAAGTTGAGCAGTTTGAACATGATTGGAAGGAAGCATGTAACAGGTTAAAGAGTTCAGGTTATAATTTATCAGTGCCGATAGTTCCAATGAGTGAAAGTGAGAAAGTAAAATATGAAAAGTGAAATGTATATAAGCCCACATTTTGATAATTTTATATTTGATTGGGATTATGAAAAGTATTTATTGATAGGCAGTTATGGAAGCGGTAAGTCGCATTCAGTTGTACAAAAGATAATACTAAAATTATATGAGGAAAAAAGGAAAGCGTGTGTAATTAGACAAGTGTATGAAACTCATAAAGAGTCAACATTTGATTTAATAAAGCAAGTCTTAGAGGACGCTCATTTGTTAGCACCAGAAGGAGTAAGGAAGCACAAGACAAAGGTGTGCTACAAAGTATCTCCTTTGGAGTTTATATTTCCTAATGGTAGCAGGATAATATTTAAAGGTATGGACAATAATGAAAAAATAAAATCAATGAACGGTGTTTCGATTGTATGGATTGAGGAGTGTTCAGAAATCACACTTGAAGCATATCTTGAACTATTAGGTAGAGTAAGAACTTCTAGTGTATCAATGCACTTTATATTGACATGCAATCCTGTAGGAAAATTTAATTGGGTGTATCAGTATTTCTTTGAAAAAACAGATGAAGACGGACAACCTGAAATAATTGTAAAAGACGAAACATTTTATGAGTTAAAAACACTTGTAAAAAATGGTGTATATTACCACCATTCTACATGCGATGACAATCCTTTTTTACCTAGGGAGTATATACAAAGGCTAGATGAGATGCAATTTTATGATAAAGTTCTTTGGTTAGTAGCACGCTTAGGAAGGTTTGGAGTTGCAGGACTTAGAGTGTTACCACAGTTTGAAATAATGGATAGTAAATTAGTTGAAAGCGAAGTAATAGGAATAAATGCGGAATGTCATAAAATAGGAATGGATTTTGGTTTTGAGGAAAGTTATAACGCTGTATTAAAAGTAGCATATGATTTAAAGCGTAGGTATTTATATATATACGATGAATATTACAAAAATCACATGACAGATGATAGGACAGCAATAGACCTTGTTAAGTGGGATAGTGATATTAAAGACAAGCTAATAAAAGCTGATTGTGCAGAGCCAAAAGCAATACAATATTATAAGCAGGAAGGATTTACAATGAGGGCTTGTAAAAAGCTGGCAGACAAGAAAACTGAAGGTAGCAGAATAGCAAATACTAAGAAGGTAAAAAGATTTGCAAGAATTATTTGCTCATCAAAGTGTAAGAATACGATAAAGGAATTGAGGTATTTAACGTATAAAAAGAACAAAGACGGTACTTTAAATTATGGTCAGTTTAATATAGACCCTCATACATTTAGTGCTATCTGGTATGCTTTAGATGACGTAACAGTTGCAGATGTAAAGAAAAGAAGAAGCAACAGCAAACGAGGATAATAAAATGTTAAAGACAATTGGTATAGTAGTTTTGTTGGTTATGTTTTCATTTTTATTAGGTTTAATCGTAGGTATTTTTATATCTGGCATTAATAAATAAAAGTAAGAGGAGAAAAAAACAACATGTTAGGTGAATGTATAGAAGAATGTAGTAATGATATATTGATACAGAAATATGAGGAAATAAAAGAAGTAAAAGAAATACAAGCTGAAAGTATTACAGACGAATATAATTGTGGCTTGTATAATGGTTTAGAATTAGCGTTGTCAATATTAACAGGTGACAAGCCACAATTCAAGATTTTAGGTAGTGGCAAGTCTTTGTGCTTAATGGAAAAGTTAGGTGTATATGATGAATAAGGAGTGATAAATAAAATGAAAAAAAGTTCGATTATTAGTAGTTTTGTTATAGGTAGCAAAAATGAAATTCCAAAATGGCTTGATGACGAATGTAAGAAAGGTAGGGTAAAGATTATTTATGATGATGATAAAAATATCGAGTTAGTAAAAATCTTTTCTCCTAGTGCTACATATGAACTTGTAAAGGGTGATAAAGTAATTAAAAACAAGCATGGTTTAGTAGGGGTAAAATACTAAAAATAAAATAAAACAGAATAGAAAGGGCAAAATAAAATGTTAAAATCTTATAGTTCTAATAAATGTCAGTTTTTCGAGGAATGTCCGTCTAAAAAAGAATGGTGTAATAATTCAAAACCGAATGTTCACTGTATTAAAACAATATTAGCACAATACACAATCATGTCAAACAGATTAGAACTTAAAGAGTACGAAGAAGCACAATAAAGATAAGTAGCAAATATAAAATGCTAAATAATTAAGGAGGAATAAAATAATGGTAAAAGTAGAATTATTAACTAAAGTCCTTTTGTCTGTAATTTCAATATGCAGTGCGTTAATTACAGCTTATGTTGTTCCATATGTTAAAAGTAAAATCAGTGCAAACGAATTTGACACGCTTACAACTTATATATCATGCGCTGTAAGGTGTGCAGAACAAATTTATACAAAGGAAGAGAAAACGCAAAAGAAAGATTTTGTTATAGAGTACGCAAGAAATATTTTGAATGAAAAGTTACATTTAGATATTAGCTACGAGGAGTTAGATACTTTGGTTGAAGGCATTGTTAATGAAATAAAACATTGTGATAAAAATGGCACATTAGTAGACAATAAGGAGAATGATAGCAATGGCAACGGAGAAGCAAATTAATAAATTTGTTGCAGAAATAGCACCGATAATACAAAAGTATGCGTTGTTATATGATTATAAGGTGGCAAGTCCTATAATATCACAAGCTTGTGTTGAGTCTTCTTTTGGGCTTAGTTTATTGTCTTATAAATATCATAATTATTTTGGTATGAAATGCGGTAGCAGTTGGAAGGGCAGGAGCGTTAATTTAAAAACAAAGGAAGAATACAAACAGGGTGAACTTGCTACGATAAGCGATAATTTTAGAGTGTATGATAATATTGATGAAGGTGTTAAAGGTTATTTTAATTTTATCAGTTTATCTAGGTATAGCAATTTAAAGACAGCAACTACGCCACAGCAATATCTTGAATTTATAAAGGAAGACGGGTATTCTACAAGTTCATCATATGTAACGTTAAATATGAATGTCATTAAAAAATATAGTCTGACACAGTTTGATAATGTTTTTGGCAATAACAAAGAAATAAGTTATGATGATATTACAGTAGATGTAAATCCTTTTAGAGAGCCAACAGTTTTAATCGGTTTAAATTCAAGGGGTGAAGGTGCAAAATGGGTGCAATGGTTTTTGTGGCGGTTTGGTTTAATTACTAAGAAAGAAATAGACGGAATAATTGGCAATAAATCATACAAAGCAATTAAGACAGCGCAAGAAAGATTAGGATTGGAAGTAGACGGAATTGTTGGTAAGAATACGAGGAATGTATTTAAAGAAGCTTGTAAAGGTGGTGATTAAAGTTGGAAGAGGAAAAAATGCAGAAGCAGGAAGAGCAAAATAATGATGATGTAATAACATCTTATAACAATGTGCCTTATTTTATTATTGAAGATGATTTAACTGAATTACGAAGGCAAGAATATTATGCAGAAGTAGAAAAGATAAATGGTTTGTATAAGAAATATAAGAAAGGAAAGGAATTTATTACAGAGGGTTCTAATTCTGATTATGTTCCCAGTGATTTAAAGTATAAAAAATCAGCTTCAATCATAAATAAGGAAGCAAGGTTTTTATTTGCTAATCCGCCAACTTTTAATATCAATGTGAATGATGTTTCGTCAGAGCTAAAAGAAAAGAATACAATTTTACAAGATTATTTAAACAAAGTGTTGAGTAAAAATCTTTTCAATGGTAAATTAATCAAAGCGGCGAAAGATTGTTTTATTGGTAAAAGGATAGCAATAGTTTTGAATGTTTCAGAGGAGACAGGTATTTCAATTACATTTTTAAATTCGTTAGAATTTTTGTATGAGAAAGACGAAACAGAAGAGTTGACGAAAATAGTAATGTTTTACAATCAAAATGATGTCATATATAAAAAAGACCAACGTTGGCTAAAGAAAATATATGAACTTGAAGACGGTATTGTGTATGTGGAAGAATATATATATAACGGTTTAGGTGAACTAATTGAAGAGTTGACTCCTAGACGTGCTACAAAGTTTGAATATATTCCTGCGGCGGTTGTTTTGAATGATGGTTTAACAGGTGATTTAAGGGGTGAGTCAGAGTTAGGTTATTTGCTGGACTACGAACAACATTATAGTAGGTTAGCAAATTCAGATGAGGACGCAGAGCGCAAATCGATGAATCCTACTAAATACGTTTTGGACGGTTCAAAGAATAGTACAGAAAATTTGTCAACAGGTCCAGGTGCTTTGTGGGATTTACAAAGTGATGGTGATGGTGGTGTTGAAAATGTAACTGTAAAAGTAGGAATACTAGAGCCGAATATGAATTATTCTACTGCATTAAAAACAACATTGGACAGAATTGAAAATACAATGTATTCAGAGGTAGATGTCCCTAATATTAATTCTGAACAATTACAAGGTGTAATAACAAGTGGTAAAACAATTACAGCTTTATATTGGGGTTTAACTGTTAGGTGCGATGAAAAAATGCTTGCATGGGCACCCGCTTTTGAAACAATTGCAAGAGCAATTATAGACGGCGGAAAATTATATCCTAAAGCGATTGTAAAATATACAAATGAATTGCAGTTACCAGACATTAATTATGATATACTTGTGGAAAACAATTATCCTTTACCTGAAGATGAAGAGTCGGAAAAGAACATGGATTTGGCTGAGGTAAATGCTCAAGTAATGTCTAAAAAAGCTTATATTAAAAAGTGGCGTAACTTAACAGATGAAGACGCTGATAAGGAATTAGAACAAATAAAGCTGGAACAGGATTTATTTAATAATTCTGAAATGCTTCCCAGTGTAAATGGTAATACTGGTAATATTGGAAGCAATAGTAACAATAATGAAGAGGGTGAAGACATAGGTATCGATGAAATGTTAAAAGACTTTTAAAAGCGATGAAGTGGCTCAGTTTTAATTTAATTAGTTTTAATGTATAAATCTTTGTTAAAATAAATAAAACTTGATGTGAGTCATTTCATCGCTTCAGGGAGGTATGCAATGTCTAAACAGTTTGCAGTTGCTGAGGGTGTAAGGCAACAATTAACAGTACAGCAACAAAATAAAATTACTGCATTGTATAAAAGTGTAATTGAAAGTATAAACGAAAGAATGAAGTTTATAGAAATGCAGGATAAAAGGAACATATCTTCTATTTTGCGTCAGCAATATTTAGGAGAATTAACACAAGAGATAAAAGACAACATGCAAGTTGTAGACAGCCAAACAGAAAATTTAATAAAACAAAACATGTTGCTTGCTTCCCAATCAGTTGTTAAAAGTAACGGGGTTATGCTTTCAGAAATGGGCTTCTCTGATTTAGTTTCGAAAACAGCATTTTCTTATGTTCCTCAAGATGTTGTGACTCAACTTGCTTCAGGCACTTTGTATGAAGGTAAATGGAGTTTAAGCAAGGCAATATGGAATGATAACGCTGTAAAAGACAAAGAACTTGATTATATTGTTGCTCAAGGTGTAGCAATGAATAAAAGTACATATGAAATAGCAAAAGACTTAGAAAAGTATGTTAATCCAAGTGCTAGAAAGGCATGGGATTGGAGTAAAGTTTATCCTAATACAAGGAAAGTAATTGACTACAATGCGCAGAGGTTAGCAAGGACAATGGTCAGTCACGCTTATCAGGAAAGCTTTGTAAGAACAACTAAAAGCAATCCTTTTGTTGAAGCATACAAATGGGAAATTAGTAACTCTGATAGGGTTTGTCCTTTATGTATAAGCAGGGCAGAAGATGACAATTTTGGCTTAGGTGCTGGAGTTTTTCCAAAAGACCAACTACCGTTAGACCACCCTAATGGTATGTGCACTTTTACAACAATAATTCCTAATAGTTATGATGAAATTGCTGATAAATTAGCAGATTGGGTAAAAGGTGAAGGTGATGAAACTTTAAATAATAAAATTGACAATTTTGTTGAGGATATGGGTATAAAAGTTTCAAAGCCTAATACAGATAACAAAACAGCAACAGCAAATGTTGATAAAAAAGACATATTTGGCACTGACGAATGGTATGAAAACAAGTTTAAGAAAGTTACAAAAGGAATGTCAGAAGAACAGAAGCAGGAATTTATGAGGGCTTTAAAAACAGCCCCAGAGAATTATCAAAAAGTGCTTGGAGAAGTTGCAAGTAAAAGAAGTTTAAAGATAAAACGCTCAGATGAACAATATTATGCAGTGTTAGAAAAAGCACTTTATGTAGATGCAAACAAAATGTATAAACAAGGAATAAGTTGTAATTTTGAAAACAAAATGTCTACAATGTTCCACGAAATGGGACACGCTATCGATAATAACAAGGTAAATAAAGTTTGGGATTTAGATAAAGCATATTCATCACAATCAAAATTTAGTAAAGCTTTTGAAAAAGACGTTAAAGTAATTGTTAAACAATTTAATGCTAATCATGCTTTATTTAAACAGAAATATTCACAAATATTGTTAGACGAAGACTCTAGGAATGTTCAAGATGTTTTTAGTGGTTTAAAAGCGGCTGAAAGTATTGGAAAAGTAGAATTACCATTTTTTGATGAATTGAGAACGGTTTGGAATCATAGGGAAAAATATTGGACAGGTGAGCATGGTGAAAATGATGTGCAAAAACAAATTCAATGTGAATTGTTTGCAGAAATTTCATCTTCACAAACAAGTAAAAGGGAAATGAAATATATAAAAGAATATTTTCCAAATAGTGTACAAGCTTTTGATGAAATAATAGATAAATTAGCAAGTAAAGTAAAATAAAGGAGAGATAAAATGTTAAATGAATTATTAGAAATGTTACAGCAATACAAAGAAGCTTTTAGTGAAGATTACCCACTTATGCAAGTTTGTGAAACACAAGAGAAAAGCATACAGAATATTAAAAAGTGTATAGCAAATAATAAGCCTTTTGAAGTTAAAAACAATTCGAATATTTTGTACTAAAAATTTTAAAAATTTGCAAAATTGTTGTTTACAAAATTTATATTATGTGTTATAATATATAGTGTTAGTATATTATGTTATATTGTATAATATATAAAAAGAAAAATATATAAAAAGAAAAAGTGTGTAGGTTATAAGTAATAATGAAAGTTATAATTATTGCGGTAAAGAACAATAAAACATATGGCTATGGTTTTAATAAGAATTGTTCAGAAGAGCAAATGAAAGAAGCAATCAAAAAAGTGTTTAGTGTTTTTGATAGTTATATAGTTATAATGTAAAATATTTGGAGGAAGAAAATGCAACAGAAAGTAAAAAAGTTTGATACAAATGTGTATGAACAGGAAAAGTTGAAAGAAAAAATAATTGAATGTATTGGTTGTTTTAAAACTTTTCCATTGAAAAATGTTGAATTTCAAACTTCAATAAATAAAAACGAAAAAGATGAGGATATGAAAACAACATTTTTTATTTGTCCTTATTGTAAAAAGATTTACTTTGTATCAATAATTGATGGTAAATCTAAAGTGTATTTAAAACAGATTAATTTATTGCAGTGCAGAATAAAACGAAAAGCGAAAATGGGTATTAAACAAAATGCAAGTTTAAAAGAGGATTTGAATAAAGCAAAATCTGATTTTATAGCATACCAAAAATTTTTGATGAAAAAGTATGAAAGCAGTTTTACCTTGAAAAAGGAGTTTTAAATATATAACCGTAAATTCGGAATTAAAATAAAAAGGAGAAAACAAAATGGAAGAAAAAGAAAAGTTTTATTTACCACTAAGTTACAATTTACAATTTTTCGCTGATGACAAAGAAGAGCAAGATGAAGAGCAGGACGATGACAGCGAAAACAAAGATGATAACAATGGTGGAAGCGATGACGGTAAGGACAGCGGTAAAAAGAAAGAAAAGACTTTTACTCAATCACAAGTAAACAAGCTGATGAGTAGGGAAAAGAAAGAGGGTCGTAGTGCCTTGCTTAATGCTTTAGGTTTTAAGACAGAGGACGAAGCGAAAAAAGCAGTTGATTTATACAATGCTTTGATTGGTAGTCAAAAGTCAGAGGAGGATAAAGCGAAGGAGGACGCTAGTAAGCTGGAAACCCAAAAAACAGACGCTGAAAAAAGAGCGGAAATCGCAGAAAACAAACTTGCATGTATAATGGCAGGAGTAAACAAAGAGTCAGTTGATGATGTGCTTGCAATAGCTAGTACAAAGATTGACGAAAACAATGATTTAGCAAAGGTTTTGGAAAGTATGAGAGGTCAAGCGAAATATGCAGTATTTTTTGAGGAGTCGCAAGAGGACGATAAAAACAAAGATACTGGAACAGGTCATGACACTTCTCACGGTAGAAAGAAGTCAGAAGCTAAAAAAGGAAGTTATGGCGCAAGTTTAGCAGAAAGAGCAAACAAAGCGCAAAATAACAAGTCGTCGTATTTTAACAGTTAGGAGGATTTAAAAAATGCTTAATCAGACAGGAGTTAGAACGGTATCAGCTACTACACGTAAAATAATTTTAATTGCAGAGGATAGGGCGGTGGCATTGCCTTGTATGGTGTCAGATGAAGGAGTAACGGAAACGGACTCTAGAAAGATTGTAAAAGCAGGTACACCGTTGTCAGGGAGTATTGCTTCAAGAAGTACACCGTTTAAGGTTGCTACAGACGCTACAAATGTGGCGGGAATTATATTGCATGATGTAGATGTGACAGACGGTACAAAAAACGCACAAGTTCTTATATTCGGTTTTGTCGATGAAACAAAGCTAGACTCTGATGTAAGGGAAAAGCTGACAGACGAAATAAAGGAAGCATTGAAAATGGTGCAGTTTGTACAGTAAAAGTTTAAGGTTTAGGGGGTTTTTAAAATGGCAAGTATTTTTGAATTAGTAACAAGTGAAGATATTGTTGCATATTGGGAGTCGAAAGACGACCAGGTGCAGAATTTGTTAGGTGAGGAATTATGGCCCTCACAGCAAAAACTCGGATTGAGTTTAAAGTGGATAAAAGGTAGCCAGGGGTTGCCTATTGTATTAAAACCAAGTGCTTATGATGTAGTAGCATTGAAGAGAAATCGTATTGGATTTGACAAAGTTTCAGCAGACATGCCGTTCTTCAAAGAGTCTATGTACATCGATGAGGAATTAAGACAGCAATTAAATATGGTTTTGGAAACAGGAAATCAGGCGTATATTGACGCTGTAATGGTGCGTGTGTTTAACGATGACATTGCATTGTTAAATGGTGCGAAGGCACAGCGTGAGCGTATGCGTATGCAGTTACTCACAACAGGTGCTATTTCTATTTCTGCAAATGGTCAAAGTTACGATTATGATTATGGCTTTGAAGAGTGGCAGAAGGTAGAAGTAAAGAAAGCGTGGTCAGATAAGACAGCTACAATTGTTGATGACATTCGTGAGTGGCAGGACGAAGTTGAGGAAAGAACTGGTACACGTCCTACAAGGGCAACATGCAGTAATAAGACGTTTGGTTATATTACAAAGAACGATGAAATCAGACAAGCAATTTGGGGCGCAGACACAACGGCACCCGTTAGCAGAACAAAAGTTTTGCAGTATCTTAATACAGAATTAGGTCTTGATGTGGCAGTTTATACAAAGAAGTTTATCGATGAGGCGGGTGCAACAAAGCAGTATATTCCCGATGATACTTTTGTTATATTCCCTACAGGAAATCTTGGAACTGGTTGGTTCGGTACAACACCAGAACAAAGTGACTTGATGACGGGTTCATCAGCGAATGTTACAATAACAGATGTAGGTGTTGCAGTAACAACCGTTCAGTGCACAGACCCAGTAAATATTGATACAAAAGTAACAATGATTTATTTGCCTTCGTTCGAGCAGTGTGACAAGATTGTTATTGCAGATATTAATCCACAATCAGGTGAAGAGTAAGTAAAGGAGAATTAAAATGGTTAAAATTTTTAAAGGTGATAAAAATTTAACTGTTACAAAATCCGCTTTTGATAATTATTATAAAAATGCTGGTTGGCTTGTTAAGCAAGGTAATTTAGTAACAGTTAAAGGTGTTGTAGAAGAAAGCAAGCAGGAAGACGAATGGGACGGCTTTGATGAAGAAGCGGAAGTTGAAAAGCCATTGTCTGATATGAACAGGGACGAACTTGTTGAAAAAGCCCTTTCATTAGGAATAGAAATTCCTTCAACTGTTAATAACAAGCAGTTAAGAGAGCTTATAAAATCGCACAAATAGGCGGTGATTTAATGGCGGTTGTCGGTAATATCGAAAGAATAAAAAAAATTCTTAGAGAAGAAGAATGTCCATTTTTCGCTGATGAGGATATAGAATTTTATTTGAGCGAAAACAATCAGGACGTAAATGAAACTTTGTATCAAATGTTTTTGATTAAATCAGAAGATACAAGCTTGAATGTTAGTGGTTTAACATGCGCTGATACTTCAAAGTATTTTAAAAGAATGGCTCAAAGATATCGTAAAAGCAATTCAGGAACATTAAAAGGGGGTTGATAAAATGCCTATAACGCAAATGTCTTTATTTTTGAAAAACAAAATAAAGCGTCAAATTTTCTTAAATGGCTCAGAATTTGCTTTTACGAGATACAAAGTTGATAAGTTTCATCAAGTGACAAATGAAGTGGAAGAAGTAATTGTAATTAATGGTTTGTATCATACGACAAATAATTACATTAAAGAAAATATTTCTGACGCTTCAAGGATTGTTACAAAACAGCAACCATTAATTTTAACATTGTATGATGAAGGGGAGAAAATAAAAATATCAGATATTGTAAAAATTAATGGTGCTGATTATAAAGTTGTTAATAAGAATGATGTTAATAATTTTGGTGTAGCTTTTGATATTTCATTGGAGGCGGTTTTAAATGAGTGATATAAGTTTTGATATTTCAGATGTTTTGAATGGTTTAGCAAATTTAAACACACGTTCTAAAGCCGCTTTAACGGTGTATGCTGAAACAGTTGCAAAAGATTTTGAAAGCTACGCAAAACAGAATAGACCTTGGAAAGATAGAACAGGAAGAGCAAGACAAGGATTGACGGGTTATGTTAAAAGCATTGATAATGGTTATAGAATTGTTATTGCACATACTGTCGATTATGGTTTGTGGTTAGAAATGGCAAGAAATAAAAAATACGCTATTTTAGAGCCAACTGTAAGGTTAAAAGGTCAAAAAGCTATTGACGGTATGAACAGATTAATTGATAGATTGGGGGAGTAAAATATGTCAGTATGGGAACAAATATTCGACGTTTTGAATAACAACGGCGTAGAAGTTTATCCCCCTTCTATAAAAAGTGGAGAATGTTTAAATAAATATGTTGTAGTGAAACAAGACGGCAGTGCACAAATTAATAATTATTCGTCACAAGTTGTTTATTATCAATTTATGCTTTATGTTCCAAAAAATCAATATAATATTTTAAGTGATTTTGAGGAAGAAGTTAAAAAGATTTTAAATGAAAATTTATATCCTATGATAATGCCAACAGAAGGAAATATGACAGATTATTTTGATGATGAAGTTAAAGCACATATGAGAAGTTTTTTATATAGGAACAATGTAAGGAACAAATATTTGTAGGAGGTTTTAAAATGGCAACAGTTAAAAAGGGTACAGAAATACCGACCATTGATGTTGTTTTAGTATCAATTCAGACTTACGAGAATGAAGCAGATGAAATAATTCTCGATACAGCAAATCAGATACAGGTTACAGTTGCAACCGAAACAACTGACAAAGTTACTCTAATTGTTAAGGGTAGATTAATCGCACAAAAGCCTGAAAAGACAACTGTAACAGGAAATACAATTGTTTTAACCGATAATGTGTTTAATCCTGAACTAGTTAAGATTTTGCAAGGCGGTACAATTGTTTATGATGAAGTTGACACAGAAAAGGTTGTAGGATATAGACCACCCGTTGCGGGGTCAGATGACGAAGGACAGCTATTTAAGTTAAAGGCATATTCTGCAATTTATAATGCGGCTGGTATTATAACAGGTTATGAATGTATAACATATCCCAATTGTCAGGGTGTGCCAGTTTCATTTAATTCAGAAGACGGTACTTTTAGAGCACCTGAATATACAATAAATTCTGCCCCTGCAAATGGTGAGTCGCCATATGAAATGGATATAGTTCAGGAATTGCCACAAGTTACTGTTGAAAATAGTAGTAGTGATAATTCACAGGTAGAAGTTGAACAATCATAAATAAGTAAAAGAGGGAAAAGAAATGGGAGAAAATAACGATTTAAAAATAACAAGTTTTGAAGAATTGAAACTTGCTTCCCAGGGCGATATTGTAGAACTACCACCATTTTCACAAGGTCATAAATTTGTAGCAAGGTTGAAAAGACCTTCAATGTTTTTACTAGCAAAAAATGGAAAAATTCCTAATTCGTTGTTAGTACAAGCAAATAGCCTTTTTGAAAATGGTGTTGCGAATAGTTTTAATTCCTTAGACGAGGACATGCTAAAAAAGTGTTTTGATATTTTTGATGTTATTTGTGAAGCTTCTTTCATTGAGCCGACATACCAACAAATAAAAGAAAGCGGTGTTGAATTGACAGATGAACAATACATGTTTGTTTTCAGTTATGCCCAAAACGGTGTGCGACAATTGGAGTCCTTTCGTGAGTAGTGGTGAAATATTAAGACTAATAGGAGTTTATAAAACGCTAGATATGCACTGTAGACCTTCGGAGTTACTAGAGATAAAAGACGCATATACGGCGTTTTGTTTTGATGAAACATGTGCATTTATTATAAGGAAATTGCAAGACGGCGAAAAACCAATTGAAAAAGTTCAGAGCGAAACAAAGAAAGTTTATTCAAAGCCTTCAGATTTTTATAAAAAGTTTGTGTAATAAAATGGGGTGATAATAAAATGTCAGTTAATGTTGGAACTGCAATGGCTTATTTGGATTTAGACACGTCAAGATTTACTTCGGGGTTGTCTACAGCTCAATCTAGTTTATCAGCATTTGCTGATAGTTCGCTATCTATAAGTGATAGGATAAGTTCTTTAGGGTCTGCAATGTCTTCTACAGGGTCAACATTAACTAAAACGGTAACAACTCCTTTAGTTGCAGTTGGTACAGCGGCGGTAAAAACTGCAAGCGATTTTGACACAGGCATGTCGAAAGTTGAAGCTATTTCAGGCGCAAGTGCAGAACAAATGGAAGAACTTAGAGCAAAAGCGATTGAAATGGGGGCAAGCACAAAATTTAGTGCAAGTGAAAGTGCAGACGCATTTACTTATATGGCTATGGCTGGTTGGGACGCTTCTCAAATGATAGACGGTATTTCAGGAATTATGAATTTAGCGGCGGCGGACGGTTTAGATTTAGCAACAACATCTGATATTGTAACAGACGCTTTAACAGCGTTTGGCTTGCAAGCCAGTGATAGTTCGCATTTTGCAGATGTTTTGGCAACAGCTTCAAGCAGTGCAAACACAAATGTTTCAATGTTAGGTGAAAGTTTTCAATATGTTGCACCCGTTGCAGGGTCTTTGGGAATGTCTGTTGAAGATGTTGCAGTTGCATTAGGTTTAATGGCTAATAACGGAATTAAAGGCTCACAAGCTGGTACAACTTTAAGAACTGCATTAACAAATATGGTAAAGCCTACTGACGCAATGACAAATGTTATGGACGAATTAAACATTGAAGTTGCAAACAGTGACGGTTCAATGAAATCTTTAAGTGAAATAATAGAAATTTTAAGAGATAGATTTGGTGGCTTGACACAAGAGCAACAATCAAATTATGCGGCAACTTTATTTGGTAAAGAAGCAATGTCAGGAATGTTAGCAATTATAAATACATCAACTGACGATTATAATAAATTAGCTAACGCTATTGATAATGCAGACGGTAAAGCACAAGATATGGCTAATACAATGATGAATAATTTAAGTGGTTCAATCACTTATTTAAAATCAGCATTGGAAAGCCTTTTAATTAAAATTGGTGAGGCTTTAGTTCCTACAATTAAAAGTGTTGCTGATTTTATTACAAGTCTTGTTGAGAAATTAAATACAATGTCAGACGCACAAGTGCAACAGATAGTAAGGATAGCGGCGATTGTAGCGGCGGTTGGTCCTTTGTTAGCTATAATTGGAAAAATCATAACATTAATTAGTACAGTTATATCAGTTGTTACAAAGGTAGGTACAGCGGTTACTGGTATTATTTCAATAGGCAGTAAATTAGTATCAGGAATTACTTCGTTGATTGGTTTTATTGGTAGTTTGATAACTTCAATTACAAGTTTAAATCCTGTTATTCTGATAATAATAGCAACGGTTACAACTTTGATTGCTGTAGGAGTTGCATTGTATCAGAATTGGGACTCAATAAAAGAATTTGCAAGCGTTGTATGGGAAGAAATCAAAAACATTGTTTCATCTGCAATAGAAGCAATTATAGGTTTTTTCCAATCTGTAATTGAGTTTGCACAAGATACATGGCAGACGGTGAAAGATTATATTATACAACCGATAATTGACGCATTTAATAATATTACTGATTTAGCTAATAAATTTTGGAATAGTGTTTTAAATTTTATCAGCAATGTACAGCAAAAATTAAATGCTTTCTTTACAGACGTAGGGAACGCAATAATTAATTTTGTGTCAAATACGATACAGACAATTACACAGTGGATAAATACACTAATTGAAAAACTAACAGAGTTTGTAACTGCATTTTTAGGAAAAATAAAAGATTGGGTAAAACAATGGTGGGACACAATTTCAGAAGCTTGTAAAAACATTATAAATACTATTTCTGAATGGGTAAGTAACATGATAGAAAAGGCTATTGAAGTTTCAACGCAATTTGTAGCGAAAATTGTTGAGTTCATGTCAGACCTTTGGGAAAAGGTAAAGGAAATAGTAGACAGAGTTTTTGAGGTAATAGTCCAATGGGGTTCGGATATGATAGAAAAAGCCATTGAGATAGCTACAGAATTTGTTGAAAATGTGGTTAATTATATGGCTAGTTTGGTTGAAGGTGTAACAAATATTATATCACAAGTTTTAAGTGCTGTAATAACTTGGGGTAGAAATATGGTGCAACAGGCAATTGAAACAGGCAAAAATTTCTTATCTGCGGTTGTAGAATATTTTTCAAAGATTGCCTCATCAATCATAGGATATTTACAAGAAGCATTGCAAACAGTTGTTTCATGGGCGAAACAAATGGTTGAACAAGCAATATCAATGGGGCGACAATTTGTAGACGGCATTGCCTCGTTTTTAAGCGAAATGGCGGGGCTATTTACTAGCAAGTTAGAGGATTTAGTTTCATTAGTTGCTGATTTTGTCCCTAGATTTTTGGAAGCAGGGTCAAATTTGATGAACGGATTGTGGGAAGGTTTAAAATCGGTTTGGGACAGTGTTTCAGGTTGGTTTGAAGGAGTTCTAAGTTCAGTTACCGATTTTATTAGCAGTATTTTTGACGCCGAAGACAAAGCGGACAAAGTAGACGGCTCACATGCAAATGGTCTTGATTATGTACCGTACAATGGATATGTTGCAGAATTACATCAAGGCGAGCGTGTATTGACAAAATCGCAAGCACAAGCATACAATAATGGTACATCAAATACGGGGTCTGTTATTAATTTCTACAGCAATGAAAGTATAGATGAATATCAGGCTTCAAGGTTGTTAAAACAAACAATAAAAGAAATTGATTTAGGATTTTAAGGGGGTGAGTATTATGATTGAAAGTTTTATATTAGAAAATCTGACTTTAAATAAAAAATTAAATTTTGGTCAGAATAAAAATTATGAATATCTTTTTAAAGACGGTGGTATTGATTTTGATGTAGCCCCTGCGGTTCATAATACTCACACTTATCCTACTCAATTAGGTGTAAGTATTTCTAGTTCAAAGATAAAAGAACGCAATATCACAATTATAGGGTATGTTTATTATATAATAACGGAAAATGATAAAATAAAATACTCTAATTTAGAGTTAAAAAATTTGCCTTATGAAATGATATTGCAGAAGAAAAAGACGCTAAATGAATTTGTAAATCCTTTACAAGATATAAGAATGTTGATTGGTGATTATTACATTGACGGTAGGGCTACACAATCAGTTAAATACTCCGCAGACGAGCAAGAAAACAACATGTATTTTTGTCAGTTTATTATTTACCTTTATTGTGCAGACCCTATGTTTAAAAAGAGTTCGGTTATTCGTACTTCAATTGGTGGTTCTTATCCTTTATTGATGTTTCCTTTGGTTGCAGTAAAAACAACAGGTACTGTTATTTCTGCAAGACAGAATTACAGAAATCTAACAATTTATAATGAGGGTGACGCAGAAGTTGGCGCAAAAATTACATTTGAAGCGAAAGGGGAAGTAAAAAATCCTAGAATTATAAATAACGAAACAGGTGAATATATAAGAATATGCAAGACAATGGAAAAAGGCGAAAAGATAGTTGTAACAACTTTAGACGGAAATACAAAAGGTGTTGTAGGAATACTAAACAGCATTGAAGAAAATTATTTCAGGTATTGGGATTTTAATAATACTTGGATAAAATTTCAGACAGGCACTACTAAACTTGATTATGACACGTCAGACGGTTCGGACGAAAGCTTGATAATTTACATTGAATTAAATCCTATTAAATTTGGTTTGGAGGCAATGTAAAAATGATATTAGAAGTATTTGACAAAGATACACGAATGAGGATTGATTTAATAAGGACTTTTACGTTTGTACAATATACAGAGTTATTTTGTGGGATAGGTACGTTTGAAATAACAATACCTTATACTGAAAGTTCTTTGAATAATTTAAAAAAGCGGAATTATATTTTACTTGATGATGATGTTTTAGGAGTGATAAAATACCGTAAGAAAACGTATGATACAGACACGACAATAAAAATAAAAGGGTATCTGTTAAATAAAATTTTAAGTTATCGAGTTTTTGAAAAAACTTATAAATACAATGGTGAAGTTGCTGTAATTGCTAGAAATATGGTTAATGATTTGTTTATAAGTCCTACGAATGAAAAAAGGGCGATAGCTTATATTGTATTATCAAGTGATTATCCTGAAACAGAAAAAGTAACTTTTCAAGATACAGGTGATAGTTTAGATGTGGCTTTAGAAGATTTAATGGGCGATTATAATTATGGTTATAAATTAAAGCCTGTTTTGTCAAATTTTGATGTTGATAATGAAGCGAATATTAAAAGCTTTGAATTTAATGTTTTGAAGCCGACAGACCGTACAATTGGAAATTCAGAAGGAAACGACCCTATAGTATTTAGCGTTGAATTAGGTAATTTGTCAAACAGTGATTATGAGGAAGATGATACAAATTATAGTTCTTTAGGCTATGTAGCAGGGGAAGACAGCGGAGAGAATAGAAAAGTTGTAGAAGTTGGTAATTCTGATAGTAGCAGTATTGACAGGATAGAAATGTATGTTGACGCTAGGGACTTACAATCAGAAGGCAGTGCAACAGATGACGGCGGAAGCACGGATAATGATAGTGATAACAGTGGTGGCAGTGGTACTGATATTGATTTATCAGATTATTACACGAAAACAGAAGTTGATGATTTAATTCAAAATGTAGATGTTGATTTGTCTAATTATTACACAAAAGAAGAAGTTGATAATTTAATTAGTTCTAGCGGTGCTAATTATGTTTTAAATGCTTGGGAAGTAATAGGAAATGGAGATTACTATTTTGAACAAGTTGGGATAACTTATTCGGCTAATAATTGTAATAATTCTAATACTACAGCACAAACAAATTGGCAAATAATTGTGGATTCGGATATAGAGGAATACAAAATTGCTGTAGAATATAATGTTGCTAGTTATTATTCTTCTAGTAGTTTGGCTACTAAAATTAATTTGACATTAGATGGTGAATATTTATTATCTTTGTATGGAGCAAATAAAGCAAGTAAAACATTTACAGTTTCATTAAAATCTGGTGTGCATTATTTAATAGCAGATTGTTTTATTTGTTATGCTAGTTCTGGTATTAGTTATTATTAT